ATGGCCTGATCCGCCGTCGTGTTCATATTGGCGCTGGCCAGCTTCCCAACATAACCGTAGCCGGGAACGGCCAGCGGCGTATTCTCCGCAATGGCCGTGATCCTCCCCTTGGTGTCCACAGTCACGGTCAGCGTCTTTGAACTACTTCCGTACGCGGCGGCAGCCACCCCGGTCAATGCCAGTGTTGGTCCTGGATATGTGCCAACCAGATCACCAGAGGCAGCCCCGTTCGGAGCGCGTGAATCGCTCAAACGCGAATCATTTCCTGCCGTCGCTTGCGTCGCTCCGGTGCCCAGCGTCCGCATGCCAGCCACACCCGCCGCGCCGTCTTTGTTCGCCGCAGCCACCTTGGCGTCTGTAATCTTCAGGGCACCAACTGTAGGATTCGGGAAAGTACCAGCCAAATCCCCACCAGCTGCGCCTGTTAGACTGCCAGCGTCCCCCTGAATGCCCGCCGCCACAATATGCGAACCTGCTCCGATAGCCGTCGCTCCGGCAGCATTGCCAGTGTATCCGAGATTCTTGAGCGTGACGGAGGTCGTGGACGGACGTGCGGTGGCCTGCATGTAACCCGCCGTCTCGATGAACACCACTTGCAGGAGGCCAATCCATGTCGAATCCCCCACTGTAACCATCACGGTTCCATTAACCGCAGGCATGGAGAACCCAACGGCAACCGTGGTGAAGGCATTGACACCATTCGTGCCATTCGTGCCAGCAGCACCTGTTGCACCAATTGGTCCAGGAATTTCCAGACTCACAATTTCAAGTACCGACCATTGCCCGTCACTTCTGTCAGCTTAATAACCGTGGTGCCGTTGTCCGCCAAGGCGCTGCTGGCAGAATACTGGTAAAAGGCCCGACCAGCATCGAATTGCGCACTGGTGCCCAACAGCACCGCGTAGGATGCGTCCGCTGGAGTTGCACCGGCCCGCATGTCGAGGAGCGTACTGAATACCGGGGCGGAGGCCGCAACGGTTACATCGCAATCGCAATCCGGACATTCTTGGGGCACAGGGAGGGTTGAAGCCATAAATCATCTTACCACGCCATCTGCGGCATTGGTAGGCTTTTGAATTATCTCGGTTTCCTGCACGGTTTTTTCTATCTTGGAAGTGATTTCCGCTTTCTTCTTTGCCGCCTGCAAATCCTCGTCGGCAATGACGGCTTTCCGTTCAAGCACGAGATTCTTGTGCGGCGTGTCCATCGTTTTGCTCAACTGATCCTCAACCACGACCTTGACGGCACCGTTTTGGTTTTTGGCTTTTTCAACGCCGCGCACCACGGCATCGTACGCATCGACACCGACGACCTTCAGCCAGCCGGCCATCTTCGGGAATGCCGCCACGATCCAGGCAAAGATTCTGCCAACCATGCTCAGGATGAATGGCAACGCTGCCGGCACAAAGACGCACAGAGCCACAATCCCGCCAATGCCGATCGTAGCAATGAGCCAGTGCCATGCGCGCTTTACGACCCCCTGATTGTGGGTGTCCTCGGCCTGCTGCCCGAGCGTTTGCAACTCGCGGAGCTGGTGCATCTGGATCGTGCGCAACTTCTGGTCGCTCTTGCGCTTGGCCGCCCATGCGTCTTCGGCATCCTTCCTGAGCTTCTCATTGTCGCTGAGTAGGAGGGCAACAAATGGCTTTTGATCTTCGAGCGGGTAACCAGTCAGCACCGCGGCATCATGGACGGCCTGAGATGCAATGTCGGTTTGTCTAGTCCGGTGCACAGGCGGCAGAGCATCGAGCGCCTCATCAGCAATCTGGACGTTCTCTTTGACACGCTCGGAAATCTTCTCCTCGACCTTGAGGAGCTTTCGCGCGTGCCAGGAGCACCCACAAACACTAATTGTCAAAACGATTAGTAGAACGTTAGCAGTTCGTTTCATTTCCCGATCTTCAACTTTTCCATGGACAACTCGATCTCCCGGATCTTCAGCTTGTTTTCCGCAATGTCCTTGTTTAATTGCCCAATCTGGATAAGCAACTCACCTTTGGGCATGAGATTGGGGACAACAAAATTATTGAGCACGATGTTGTTTCGCTCGCTTGCCCGCCACGAAGCGAAGCTTCCAATCGCTGCGGCTGCGATAATCGCGCCTCCGACTTGACCCCAATTCAGCAGCTTGAATCTGCCGTTAGAATTAGCAGGTTTGACAAACTCAGTCACTTGATGTCTCCCACAAAGATCGTGTCCCACAATTCTCCAATGACCTCGATCATCATCGCGTGATCCTTGGATGTCAGATGCGTGTCCGCCTGAATTTGTTCAATGTCTACGTCGGCCTCGGTGCGGAGCAGGTCGGCCATTTCCACCTGGAACTTTTTGCCTTCCTCGCCCTTGAGCACGAGTTTCTCAGGGTTGCTCTCGCTGGGAGAGGCGTATTCCTTGAAACCCTTGTCTCTTGCGTCCTGGATTTCTTCCTGAGCAAGCTTGAGCCGTTTTAGGTTCCGGCCGAGCTTAATCTTCGTCACGAGATCGAAGTGGACTCTGCCCATGCGCTTGGTCTCCATTTTGCCGTCCGCGTTGCTCTCGGACGTGAGCACGATCGGTTCGTCCAGGCGCTGAAGCGCGGCAATCATAGAATCAATCCTGGAGCGCCGGATTTTCAAAGGCTTTGGGTGCGCTTGACCTTGAAAAGATTCGTATCGTGAAACCCTATAGCGATAAAGCTTTCGATTGCCGCGACAGAGCCTACGGCGGCCACGAAATCTGCTTTTAGAATCTCGGCGTTGTCTCCGGTGAAATCGAGTGTCTGGTCAAGCGACGCGGATAGCCCACCGGCGTCGTATTCCCGCTTCAGAGAATCCAGCGTATCTCGTGCGGCCATGTAATTGTAAATCGCTAAACGGTATCTGCTGATGAAGTTCTGGTGGAGCAGGCTCATATTTTAGATGTCGATTTCTTCCCAAACAAACCCTCCGAAACCCGTCACCGCAGTGAGTGCTCCAATGGCAATCCACGCGCCCGGAACCAATTCGATGATGCCAGCGAGATCAATCCACCCAGGAGATGTTGATGGCAATGCCGCCGCAGTGAACCCGCTGCAAATCGGAAGGACGTAACCTGGGTTCACAATCGTCGCCTGGGTGTCCGCTTTCATGGTTGAGTTTAGCCCCCCGAGCAGAGCGCTTTGGATGCCAGGGGACGCGAGTGCTGCCGTATGAGTGACGATGCCTGCCGCCGAATAACCTCCGATCAGGTGCAATGATGCGATCGCAGCCGGGGCCACAGAAAGCGCAAAGTAGCAACCCAGCATTGACGCATTCTTGGTATTGCCTGCCGGGTTGGAAATGCAAAGGCCGGTATAGGTTGTGGTTAGCGCGACAGAAACAGCCTGGGCCGCCTGATTACTCGCGTTAAATAGCCTCCCCAGCCTTGCCGATTCCCGGTAACGACCATGTGCATCAGTGGCGACGATCGCTGCGGTTGGGTCTAACCTCTCCGTGGCCTGAGCGCCCTGACTGAGTTTGCGTTCACCGACCGATGCTTCACTTAACATATTGTCCTTTTGTTTTACCGAATCTCAAATCCATAGTGATCACCATTGCCGACCATCATGCTATCATAGTCTTTACGCATCCGGTCAAGCTCCAACGCCTCCAGAAGCTCCTTGTTTCCGAGCGGTTTCCAAATGCCAATCGCGTCCCAAATATATCTGTTCCCGGTGTCCTCAGAGTACCATAGGTCTCCAGGCTGGGCTCCAGTTGATGGCTTTTCACCCTCCAACCCGACAAAGCTTTCTGCTGCTCTTATGCTCATTTTAATCGGGAACGGCAACCGCGTGAAGTTCTCCGGTAATTGTGATCAGCGCTGAGTTCAGGATTCTCACCGTAATGGCGCTGGCGGTTTGAGTTTCGATATGAATGATCGACAGCGCCAGGCTGGACCCAGTTGAGTCTTTGATCGTCAGTGCGCATGTGTAATTGGCATCGGCAAACGGCGTATCCCATGTTACCGTAATCAGCGTCGTGATGCCTGCCAGTAACGCTCCCGTCGAGACCCGCTTTGCTTGCACCGACAGAATCCCCACGGCCATCGACTTGTTCGCTGGAATATCGCCAAGCAGAGTCGCGGTCATGTTATGTCCCGAAGAATCCTGCACCCGTCATCAGATGGTCCATGATGGCCTTTATGGTTTGAAGCACATTAGTCAGCGTCCCGGTCGAGGTGTCGAATCCAGATTTGGACGCTGTGCCGGTTGGGAGTGTCCAGCCGGTACTCCTAAAGATCGTCACGAGCTTTGTGTTTTGATCCTGAAAGTTGATGGCTCTCTTGGTCCCGGTGCCAAGCGCATCAGTGCTGATCACGATCCCGGTTGCTGAGGCATTGTGCTTAATGGTGAGCCGTTCGTAATTCGAGGCATCTGTCCGCGTCCCATAAAGGCTCCAGCTTTGGTTGTTTGTGCTGTTGTATTGCTCCAGCCAATTTGCGCTATTGCGGTAAAGGAACAAGTCCGGCGTGGTGGCTCCGCTGCTGCCCCAACAAAGCGGGAGCGCCGTAGCAATGATGATCTCCCCGGCGTTATCAATTCTCAGTCTTTCAAGCTGACTGACACTTCCGGCTGGGGTGGTGAAAAAACCTAATCTCCCTGGCATATCGTTGGCGGCAGGGGTTCCGTCTATATTTACCCTTATCTCAGCAAGTCCTTTAAATGATACTCCATCATAAGCCTGGAAGATCAATCGGAGTTTATCTCCAGACGAAACAATGGTTGGGGAAGCCTCTGTTCCGTTGGCGCGCTGCCACAGCATTCTGGAATCTACCGAAGCGTCTGCCCCATAAGCTGTCATCCTGAACGAAGCGTTTTCACCTCCAGAACCCACGATGTGCAGCGTGTTGCCTGCACCCGGCAGCGCCGTGCCAATCCCAACATTGGACCCATTGTCAAAGATTCTGCTGGTTGCTGTGAGGTATGGCGCGGTTGCACTCCACTTCGGAATGTAATTGGTCGTGCCTGTGATTCCGGTGAGCGCGCCGGAGCCCGTGCCCTGAACGATGCCGGTAAGCGTGGTGGTAATGTCTGCCGTGCTGATTGTTTGCCATGATGGGTCGGTGCCATCAGTCCTCCAGTATTTTCCAGCGGTTCCAATGGCGACCCTGATATTGTTGCTTGCATCCCGGGTGAGCATGTCACCGCGTGTAGTGAGCGGGCTGAGGTTGTTGAACGCGCCCAGTGCAGTCCCGGAGTTTGTCCCGCCGCGCGCGATGGCGAGCGTTCCGGACGTGATGGCTGAGGCGTCCAATGCGATCGTGACGTTAGCGGCAAACGCCAGCCGCCCGTAAGCATCCACCGTGAATTGCCCAACCTGAGTTGCTGAACCGTACGTAGCGGCAGCAACCGCCGTGGTGATGAGATCAATGGTTGGGGTGAGTCCGCCAGAAGATGAGATTCGCGTTGCCGTGCCAGCGACCGACGTGACGAAAGTGCTATTAGAGATGTCGGCAGAAAGGATGGTTTGCCACGATGGATCGTTCCCGTCACTGCGGACGTACTTACCGGCAGCCCCGATGCCGAGCCTAATATTATTCCCCGCGCCGTCCCGTGTCAGAAGATCTCCCCTGGTCGTCAACGGCACTGACCCACCCACGATCACCGTCGTGTTATTGATGATAGTGGCCGTTGCTTGGCTAAGCCCATCCTCGGTGACGAACCGGTTGGTGATGGACGGTTGCCCCTCGTTTCCCGTAAGTGCATCCTGAATGTCCCGAGAAAGCTCGAAGGGCTCAGGGATGACTGGAAGATTCTCCTGAAGCCAATTATCCAACTGCCGCGCCCATGCCTCAATGCCAGGCGCTTCACGGATCACGTCCCAAGGGACTTCTGGAATGCTGGTCATGCTGAAAAGGGCGAGCGTCCTTGCAGGAACGCCCGCCCCCCTTATGAACAAACCAACGCTGTGAGCTTAACGTTTCAATCCGCGCTCCGAATTTCTTCGGAGCGATTCCACACATTACCCGCCCGAGCTTTGGGAGCCAAGCACCGTTTCTTGAATGGCGTAGTCAGCCTTCCAGACGATGTTCGTCACGGCAGCCCCCGTCACCCGAGAGCGCACGTAAGGGCCAGTTCCGTTCTGGGCGGCTGTTTTGCTGTCTGCGATGTCGAACGTCGCGGCCCACGCCGCATTGCTCTCCGCGGTGTAAACTGCCGTCACTGACCCCACAAGTGTTACGGTCCCCGCCGCGTTGACGACGTAGGTGGCGCGCACGACGTACCCCGCTGCTTGCGTCAGATCCTCGTTGAGCGCCGTTATGGCCGCCGTAATGAGATAAACCCGACTCGGCAGCAACTGATGGTAGCCGAGTGTGGTTTCCGTTGCGTCCGTTGTCCTGACAATCGGACCGAATGGACTGAAGGTATTTTGAGCTGGCATATTATCCTTTCAGGTTAGCTGTCGCAACGATCGCGCAACGCCATCGGCGCGTCACAACGCAGGTGATTGAATGCCACTCCGCGCTCGGGGTGAACCGGCTGGCTGGCGCTTTCCAGAATCGCCCGGTGATACATGATCGTCTGGTCCGGGTTGCACACACGGTCAGGGATATTACGCAGCATGAATTTACCCGTGTAATTCACCGGGCTAAACTTGAAGTCCGGGTGCGGATTCGTGATCGTGTCCGGAATCAAGCTCGTAAACACAGTCGGGTCGAAGATGTATGACACTTCCGACGTGGCCGAATTCCAAGCCGACCGCACGATCGCACGATTGCCCTTCGTGGCCGCCTCAATGTCGAACGGAGCAATTTCCGTGTACACGCCACCTGAGCAGGTGTAACGGATGGGGAACTCGTCGATGATGTGGTAAAACCCGCGGTAAGTGCCTTCGACGCCATACTGGCCAAGAAGCTCCGAAGGCCGACCCCATCGGAAGTCTTGGCGAATTTCAGGGTCCTGGAATATCAAAGCGTCGATCGTTTCCTGAGAAGCAATCAGTGTAAGCACCCCCGCCCCGTTCTGCTTGCCGAGCGCGGACATATTCGCCCCGTTCCGACGCAACCTGACACCGTATCGGTTCAGCACGCCCTGGCTGAGCTGGGCTGTGGCGCACGACGCTGGCCACCCTTCTCCGGTCCCTTCGACATTGCCGCTCTGGCGGATGACCACCTTAAGGGCCACCAGCCTAAGGTACTCATGCCGATACCTGATTTCCCATTCCAGCTTGGCGTATTCGGAGAGGACGCTGATGATTTTGTCGAGTTGATCGCGCAGGGCGAACACTGACCGGATTTCCTCCACGCAGAAGTCCGGCCCTTCTAGGGCTCGGCGCTGGAGTTGATATGTGCGATTGGTCGATCCGATCGCAATCTTCTGTACTGGCGGCAAACATGCGCCCCCTTCCGCGCCGCTTTCCACGGCAACATTCGTCCACGTCGGCACGGCATCGGTCGGGGCGGAGCGTTCATAAGTGAGATTCGTGAGAATTTCACCCATGCCAGCTTGCCACTGATCCCGGCGCACCAAACCGATCCAAGGCGAGGAGGGGAACACTCGATCATAAATCATGGTCGAGAACCGCCCCGTCTCGCGTGCGAGAATGTCAATTATGGCTTGACAGCTTATAAGTAAACCTTTTGTTATTAACTATATACAATGAACGCCATTAGCGTACAAGGTTGATTGTTGAGAACCGGTTTGAAGTCCGCTGCCAGGGCTTCTAACTACTTGAGCAGCGTGCTGTTTGATCGCGGTGGTAGGGCATCCACCCGTGGACCCAATTTGTTTTGCGACTCAGCTATTAGCTTAACTACTACTGAAGATTAGGTCTGTCAAACAAAACTTGCGCTTGGTCGGGAAACAGGCCAATATCGCGGCGAGCATCAGAGCTTAAATCTGATGCCCAGCCGCTCAACACAACAATGAAAGGATCATCGTCATGCCTGCCGAACTATTGCCTGAGAATCAGCCAGAGGGAAGTCCAAAACCGCGTCACTTCAATTACGTCCACGGTCACAGCGTAAACCGCAAGATGTCCAAGACCTACAAGGCTTGGAGGAACATGCTCTCAAGGTGTTACAATCCGAACGATAAATGCTTTAAACATTACGGCGCGAGAGGGATCGGGGTTTGCGAGGAATGGCGTCATTGCTTCGATGCGTTCCTGACTTATGTCGGAGTGGCCCCAGCCCCGAACATGACCATGGAGAGGAAGGACAATGCCAGAAACTATGAGCCCGGGAATGTAAAATGGGCTGACCGATGGGCGCAGGCTGGGAACAAACGGAACAATAGAATGGTCACGGTTCTCGGCGAGACTGGTCATTTCGCCAAGCCAATCCGTGGTTTAAGACGACCAGAGATTAAACCGTAGTCCCGTCAACCAGGAATCGACCAGACCAAAGATTTGATGCTCGATTCGATCAGAGCTTTTGTTCCCCCGAACTGCAAAAATTGCCGAAGGTCCTTGGCCGGTGGAACGTAAGTAACTGTTGGGACGCCAAGGCGCATGGAGATTTTCTCCGCCCCATTCAACCCCGGTGCATCGTTGTCCGCCACGATTACGGCTTGCTGAATATGCAGGCGTTTGAACGCGAGGCGTATCTCATTCTCGCCACAATTGCAGCTTGGCCGGCCAACAGCCCAGAATCCGAGCGTCAACGCCGCGGCACAATCAGTGGGTCCTTCGCAAACCAGCGCTGTGCAGTTGCTCTGGGTATGCGGCAGGAAGATGCCTTGACGCGAACCCGTCACAGCCCATTTTCGGCCATTGTCGGCCCGCAACCGGATGCCGCAGGGATTTCCCCATTCATCACGCATCGGGAAGGCCCAGGCGTGATGAGGCGCAGCCCATGCGGCGGTCATTGCTTCCAAGGATTCGATCGAGACGCCAAGACTCGACGCCAAGTCTTCGATCGCATCCCGAGGCGTGTCCATGGCGAATTGTTCCATGAGGAACGTTGCGTTGATTTTTGGAGGCTCAGGCTTGGGGGGTGTCAGGTTGACTGGAGCGTGATCGCCGTTGAGTGGATGCAGCCACCCGCCATTGTGGACTTCTTTCTCCGATTGAACGCGCATGCAATTTACGAACTTCTGGCCGATCGCGCACCAGTCTGGACGACCGCAAACGGGACACGGGTTATGCTTAGTAACTTTGATCCATGGAGTCATCATCGTCATCAAGGAAACCATTGGCTTCCATTCGGTCTATCATCCGATCGCAGGCGTCGGAGTCCGCCTGAAGAATCCACTCATCCCAAGAAGATCCCCACGTTTGGGTGTACCCAAAAATTCGAGACAAACCAGATTCCTCCCAATGTTTAGCGAAAGCCTCGTAGTGTGCCTCCACTTGCTCCACGTTCGGGATAAAATATAGAAGTATTGTTGGTTCCAGCGGCTTCGGATTTGCTCGGTATTCTTCTTCAGTCATCTGTTGCCTTTCATTTCCATTTTCGGCTGAGTTTCCCGATAATCGCTCCAGCCTGACCTTTCGACATTTTGTCAGGATTGATTCCGTGCCTTCGGAGCAGGTCTTTCTGAGGTCCGGTGGCAGGGACTTTTCCAGAAGACGACGGCATAGGTTTCGCCGCGCTCTTTGAAAATCCATCGAAAGCATCGACTGAATGGATGGAATAATTCGTGCGAGGCACTAAATGAGACCGCTTTGCCGCTTCCTGGAGTCTCACTTGCTCTGCTTTCTTGAGTCTCTCTTGTTCCAGTGCGATTTCGGCTTTATCCAAAGTCCGCGAAACACGGACAGGTTTCCCTTCTTCCTGAGCTTTTTTGATAGCGAATGCCCTCGCCTCATCGCTGACTTTACCGCCCAGAATATCCATGCAAGTTACCAGCTTGTGTTTGCCGCTGTTTCCGACGAAGTCTATTATTCGGCAGAACGGTTTGGCGCTGGCCGCAATCGCCGACAGCCGTTTCTCTGGCGTGTCCAAGTCTGGTCCGTCCACGACGCCGGGCAGCGGCCTTGTCGAGCGCCCGACCATCTGCTGATAAAGAGCGGCGCTTTTCGTCGGCTTGGCCATGATGATGACCTCTACGCCGGGGTCGTCGAATCCCTCGGTGAATACAGCACAGTTCATTACGACACGCGTTTCGCCATTGAAAAAGCGTTCCAATGTCTGTTTCCGTTTGTCTTTGTTCGTTTCCCCGCAGACCCACTCAGCCATCCCAGGAAAGACACGATTGAAGATATTACAGCAAAGCTCCGCATGCAGGACCGATGCTGTAAATACTATCGCTCTACGCGGAAGGCGGTTTAGCGCTCTCAAGTAATCTCTCCATTGAGGAACCGGAGTGGAATCGAGTGTATGCGGAGGCAACGCGAATAGCACTTCGAGAGACGGCTGGCATACGCCAACAATGTTGGACTCAGCTTCCATCACAGCGGCAAGATCTCCACTGTTGAGATCCCCTGATGTTGTCCTGATATGTGAATAATCTAATCCGGCCACACTCGCAAATTGTTGAGTGATGTCGCAAAGCCAACCATCCTGAATCCCGGTCAGGATGGGGTAATCCGCAGCGACGCTGGTGAACACTTGTCCGAGTGATTCCTTGTCGAACCGGGTGGGCGTCGCGGTACACCCCATGATTCGCAAGTCGGGGTTCTGCTGGAAATAATTGATCACATCTCGGTAACTTTTCGAGGTTGCGTGATGGGCTTCGTCGATAATCAGCACGCCGAAGTCTTCCGGCTTGAACTTGCTCATGCGTTTCCGACCACGATATCCGGCGTTCAAAGTCTGAACTGTAGCAATAACGACAGGGAAGTTATTGTCGAATCCGTTCAGGGCATGATCCATGGATACGCTTTCGCCTGCCATTTCGATGCCGCATTCGAGTCCGGTTGTGGCTGTAATCTTGATGAATGGCTGCCGAACCAATTCTTCTCGGTGAGCAATAACCAACGCACGTTTAGGCTGCATCTTTGCGATAACATCGGCAAAGATTATGGTTTTGCCTCCACCTGTGTACAGCACCAGCAGTGTTGACTTCTCGGTGGCCCATTCCGCTCTAATCTTTTCAGAACATGTGACCTGATAATCCCGAAGCTGGAACGGATTCATTGCTTTGCCTCAATTGCGCGCTCACGAATGATGCGAAGCTCCTCGGGCGCATTCTTCTCGTAGGAGAATTTTGAGACAAGCCCAACGCCTTTGCAGTTTAAGCACCCTTTGTTCATTCTGTAGTGCCCCTGACAGTAAAGACAGACCGCATACGGTTTGGCATCAGTCAGATATTGATATGCCCTTGAGAGGTGATCAATCGCGGCTGGAGACACGCACCGGAAGAGTGGATCATCAGCCTTTTTAGCGTTCTCAATGGCTGTCTTGGCCTTAGACACCGCAGTCATCAGGTCCTGGACATCTTGCGAGCGGTGCCAGAACTCCAAGGCCTCTTCTGGAATTGGGTATCCAGAAGCATCCAATTCTATGATCTTGGTCGGATTGTCTTCCCCTATGTTTTGATCTGTTTTGCCATTCCCCCTATGTTTCTCAGTTTTGAGAGGCATAGGGGACGCATTCGAGTTCCCCTTATTAGTGGCATCAGAGGCGTTCTTTTTCGGAACGTTTGGTTCAATCGGTTTGTCCTGGCATAGGGGAGGTTCAAGAAGCAACTTATGATCTGAAAGTAGTCTGTAGGTCTTAGTTTTGCTAATGCCGAGATACTTTTCCCGGTACTCGTCAAAGCTGGCGTAATGCAACTTCCACAGCTTACGTTCATGAACCTCCTGCAAGGCCGGACCAGAGATTTCGCCTTGGGATATGAACTCTTTGAGAATTGCTCCAGTCCTCCCGAATGCCTGCTCGGGAGTACCGTGCCATTTACCGGAAACCGATTTGGAATTGTCCATTCAAGCCTTAAAAGCAATAGCCCGCGCTGGACCGCAGGGAAAGATCGAAGCTGGCGCTAAGACGAAACCCCGACGACACGAGCTATTGTTTTTAAGATTTGAGTGAATCACTTTCATCGGCGGTCCATCGTCGATGTCCAAATACCTATCCGAACCGCGTCAGAAGTGCAAGCGGAAATTTACGAGTAAGGCAGTCCCGTAGTTTGCGTCACGAGTCCGGCCAATCCGTCAGCCGAGTTGCTGTTCACCAGATCGTATGCCGGATCTTTCAGGGAGTTGTATCCCATGTTGCTCGCCGTTTCGAACTCGTACATGACGGTCGGCATCGGAAGACCGAAGTGGAACCAGCGATTATCTCGCACTCCGATTCCAGAATTGAAAAGCTTCACCATCATTGAGTCCGTCCACACGGTTCCGCGATGCACCCACACGGTTTCCAGTCTGCCATCGAAGACTGTGCCCGCGCCGCCTCGCGCGCCCAACAGCAGACCCGCGCCGACTCCCCTCATTCCTGCTGAATGGACGATATTTGTCTGTACACCGTTGAGCCAGATTCTCAGCTTCTGACCGAGCGCGTCAAAGGATGCAGCGACCAGGTACCACGTGTTGAGATTAACTGGGGCTGTTTTTACCACGCCAGAAGCGGAGCCACCGGCGTCAATGATGTTGAAATAAAACGTGTTGTCCGATCCGTCGTATCCTAGCAGAAATTGCTCGTTTCCACCACCCGTCCATCTCGCAATCAAGTCCGACGCGGCAAGATCTTGATTCATCCACACAAAGGCCCCGATCGTGAATGACGTGTTTGCGGGCATGAATGGTCCTGGCAAGGCGCTATCGTTTGCCATTGACATGAAATTGGAAGATGTCGCGCCGATACGGAATCGAGCTGAGAAGGAAGCGCCATCAACGGGATCACCCGCCCATGGCGCACAAACGTCTGGGCATGGTGGGCAATAGATCACCTGACGCCAGCGCCCGGCTCCGGTCACTGCTGTCGGTTTTATGACGCTCGTGCCGTTATCCGCAAGCACGGAATTCTTGTCGTAGGAATAGACCCCATTCAGCACACCATCGTACGCCGCGACTGATCCGAGGAGCACGCCCATGGCGAGATGCACCGGATCAGGACCGAGACGCATCTTCGCGATCGTCTCAAAGATCCAGGGGTCTGGATCGAGCCTTTTATTAAAAATCACCTCAGGCACAATTAGAGAAGTTTGATCCAGCGGCCAACAGGGTAAGGGCTGGCAATGATGGTTGTGCCGTTGTCCGGGGCATTGGACGTGGGATCGTAGCCGAACATTCCAAAGACCGTGTTATCGAAAGCCACCGTGCCGCCAAGGAGAAATCCGATGTCTCGATTGTTCGGGTTCGGGCTGAGTCTCATCTTGGCGACTGTCTCGAAGACCCAACAGTTCGCCTCGACACGGAGGTTGGCTTGGAGATTCAGCGCCATTTAGGCAACGGTAACAGCATTATCGGGCCTATCAAGCCGGGATTAGGATGCGTTGGGCGAGTCGGCGAACGGCGATTTCGCAATACTCCTCGTTGATCTCAATTCCGGTGGCTCTAAGGCCCTTAAGTTTAGCGGCCACAAGGGTTGTTCCTGAGCCCATGAAAGGGTCCAGTACGGTTTGGGCTTCTGGGACCTGGCCGAGGCACCACGTCATCAGCGAAAGCGGTTTTTGGGTGGGGTGCACCTTCCCATCCTGCAGAAGTTGGCCACGAGAAAAGTCGAAAACTCGGACCGCCTTTTTCAGGTTGGTCCACGCCATCTCTGCGTCCGCAAAATCGAAGTTGCGTTGCATTTTGTTCCATACAAGCCAGCAGGAAGAAGGCGGAAGTAAAAAGTAATTGCCACCCCAAATGACTTGATATTGAGCAGCTTGCCGCATGAGAACAATCACGGCTTCATCACATGGCGAGGCGTCCCAATCCGTTTTACCATAGTTTCGGAAACCCCATTGGCCATTATTTTTGGCCATTCCTTTATCTGCAGAAATGCCATAAGGCGGGTCCGTCAACAGCAGATCAAACTTCCCAAGCGACGGCAAAATGGTGCGGCAATCGCCGCAATAAATCGTGATCCCGTCCTCACAATAGAATGGCTCAGGGCTCATGGTTTGCGCGTGACAATGCGGAACACGCTGAGCATCACCTTGTCCTGCCACAGTTCGCTGCGGTCGGGATATTCCCGAATGTGGATCTTGAGTTCTTCAAGGAGATGCTTGGCCAATCCAGGATTCGTCGTGACTTGCTCGAAGACCTTGGCGGGCAGACGTTCCTTGATCTGGCCAGAGAGCCACGCCTCCTTGCTCTCCATGATCTGAACAGCCAAGTCGTTTATCCTGGCGGATTGTTCGCCGTTAGATTGCATGCCATCTCCCATTCGTGGACGTGTAACTCAATATTGGCCTCATAATATCTCCCATCCCATGAGGCCATGCCCTGGTCTGAATTTCAAGCCAAGGCGATTGCGGAAAACCGGGCATGAGAAGGTACGTCCTGAACTCCTCCACGACCGCGGACGTAAGCCCATCGCGTGGCACGATAATGTCTCCGGTTCTGATCCAGTTGCGTGCGTAGAGCAGCGCTCCGGGCAGAATCATTGGCGCGACTGCCGCCTTCAGGATTTTTAACAGGAATGATCGTCGGTTCATGCGGGGTGTGTGAAATTTACATCGTCGATTGCCGCGTCCAGCGCGTCGGGCCGCCGGAAAGCGCACCATCCATTTCGGTCGTCCAGATCATCAGCGATGACGCGCCATCCCTTTTCGATGAGCAGATTTCGGTTTCTGACGTTCTTGTGCGCACGCGCAGGATGCGTATCATCCAACGCGATTATGTCGCATCTCGGCAGCAGGATGTCCATCTCAGCACTGCTCGACCATTCCCCACCGTCGAGCAGGAGCAAGTCGATATGCATCGGTAAATCAGCCAAGACATTCGGCGCAGCCATGAACTGGCCACGGAGAAAGTCGTATCCGAGCGGACCGCGCATCTCCTCACCACCCGGGTGTGCGTAAGGCTCAAAGCCATCGTCTGGTGCGATCCTGCCACAAAGGAGCGTGATCTGATCGTAACCTGCCCAGGCTCGTAACGCCTCATCAAAGAGGCCCATGTCAATCTCGACCGAGACCAAGCGCTGGTCGGGAAGCTCGATGCCCATGGCGAGGCACCGCGTGGACCCTTGGCCATGCCAGGTTCCAAGCTCGACGATCGTTTCGGCCTTCCGGGCCAGTCCCGTGAGGAGATCGCCGAATGGCGTGCCTTCGCAGATTTGGCCTAAGGACGATACGGTTTCGTTTTGCATGAGTTGACTTCTGTGTAAATCCGGGCGAATGCTTCGGTCGGTTTCACGACCATAGGCCATGTCAACATCTCGTTCCAGCCGTACTGATCATGGTCACGTCCAATATGGATTGGGTCCTTGAAGTCTGGCCAAGGATTCCACCAACGCCCGCCGCGGAAAATATATCCCATTTCCTGGTCCCATACAGGCGTTATCTCTTCTTCGGGATCGTGTAGGTTTGGATACTGGCGATAATGAAGCAATCGGCACACCGCTGAGTGTTTCATCAGAGTTAACGGACCTTCGGGATTTCCACAGGTCTGCGAGCAACACAGAATCTCGGGGCGATCCCAAAATTCCCGGATGAGCGAATCTAAATTGATATCACCAATAAAAGCATCATGATCATAATGAATCAGGATATCCCATTCAGTCCCGCGATTAGCCGCAAATGCAAACCCGGCAGTGAATGCCGCTTTGCCATAATGCCGCCGATGGCCAGAAAATTCGGAGTCCCATTCGACACCAGCATTTATTACTGGAACGTCTGGAATCGGATTAAATGCGGGGTCGGAATATGTGCCGCTTGAGGCGAATAATCCAATTGGAGAAAAAAGTCTCTCAGCGCGTTCCTTCCACGCCACTAAGCCGCACATTCCGTTATGGTGGAGGTTCGCCATTTCTTTGGTTCTCCAATAGGCTACTGAGAACACTAACAGTCTGTGAGTCACATTATTGGATTGCAGTTCCCGAAGAGGTCCGTAAGATGGTTGCAGTGAGCGCCGGTTGTCGCCGGACGCCCACCACTTGACACAACAAAGTTGCGATCATCGTTATGCCCAATGAAGTCTTGCCTGTCGGTTCTGTTTTTTCCAGATTAAAAGTCATCTCGGCTGCCCCGCCCATGGTATATCCGAGTGGCCAAGTCGGGGCCAGGAGCGTTTGCGTGTGCGATTGCGGAAAGGAACACATCGTGACAAATAACAACCTCAAACGGGGTGCTGTTCGTTCATGCGGGTGCCTAGGAGTTGAAATGAGGCAGAAGTCCAATTTTAAACATGGACATTCTAGGGGTGGCCATGTTTCCAAAGCTATGAGGGTTTGGCGCCATATGATTGAGCGTTGTTGCAATCCCCATTCCATCAATTTCGAGCGTTATGGAGCCAGGGGAATTACGGTCTGTGATCGTTGGAAGGTGTTCACTAATTGGCTTGAAGATATGGGAGAGCCTCCCGATGGGCTTACCTTGGAGAGAATCAAGAATGACGGCAACTATGAACCCGCAAACGTGAAGTGGGATACGATTAAAAATCAATGCCGGAATAAGCGTAACAATGTCATGGTCACCATTGGTGGAGTTACCACTACGCTGATTGAGATTTGCGAACGATTTGGAAAGCCTATTTCCCTCGCAAGGAAGAGACTGAGGAAAGGATGGCCCGCTGATCGAGCCATTTTCGAAAAGAGTCGGAGAGATCATCATTGAACACGATCCACGAGACACTCCTCATCCACGAAAGGGAAGTAATCCTTCAGCTTCACGGGGAACTTCGTGACGTTTTGAAGTGCACGCCATTTGTCCACGAGCCCGGTGTAAAGATGGCCCTTGGGGTTATTGTGGCTGCCGTAATATTCCTGCTTGAATCTCACCTGAGCCTCTGTGGCGTAGGCGAAATGGTCGAATACGATGCCTTCCGATTCCGTCTCGGCATGCGTGAATGGATTCAGCGTCAATCCATCAATGACCGGTGGCTCATGTCTTTCAAAGCGCATACCCGGGACAAAGCGCCAGGCTCTCAACCACTCGTACTCAGTGTGGTTACCAAAGCCGTTGCGCGTGGCAATAACGAGATCGCGTCCGACGAAATAGCGACAGTAAAAGTACGCGGAGTTCTTCGATCTGTCGCGCTGAAACATCGCCACCAACGCCTCAATCTGCTCAGCGGTCCAACACTCGTCACTATCGACTTGGAGGAGAATTGTGGGTTCATAAATTGTCTCCAGAATTCGGTTGAACATGGCCGCTTTCCCTGGCCATTCGGATCGCCTGAACACATGCACACGCGAGTCGAAAGCACGCACGGAATCCAGGTATTCTGTCGTGCCGTCCTGAGACAGGCGCGGGGCCATCTTCGAGACCCATGATGTGTCCAACACAGGCGCGGCGACACCTTCCGCCACGAGCCATTCCCAGTCGCTCTTGAGCTTGCGAAATTCTGGGTAATGGAGCGTCACGAAGGGCATGGCGTCGAGGGCGATCGTTACGATGGTGATTTTCATTCAAGAATTTCCCAATGCCGTCTGAGCTTTGTAGGTTCCCTGCCACCCGGACGCGCGTACTTGTGGAACACGAGTCGTTTAGCATTCACCTTCGACATCAGGTCCACAAGTGAAAGAAAAGCGCTGTCGATGCAATGAATTTCCGTGGCGTTCTCAATGACCGCACACCAGTCGAAAATCGTCGCGGACTTATGGGCGAAGACCGCAGGAATATCCGGCAACTTTTCAGGGTCGATAAAAAAACATCGTGTGCGATCATCGTGCACAAATACGTAGGGATAATCCAGCGTCTTAACTTCCCTATGCGGATCACGCACGACATGAAACCCCTCCCACCGAAGCTCAGGCCGAAGGCCTGCCATGCGGTATAGATCGGTGTCCCAATGATCAATGTCGAAGCCCTCGCCGTGAAGGCCGAGCCTCAAGGTCTTGAGCTTATGCTTGTCCCGGCCTTCGGCAATATCGCGAGCCTGCTGATCGTCGTCCACGGGGATGATCTGGATTCTCGGATCGTCACGGAATTGGAAATTCACGCTCGGCACATTTCTGTGTTTAACGGGAACGAAGACGTTGAAGTCCTTGGCGAAGTGCCGGACAAGTGAGTTGCAGATGAGCGCATCTCCGAGACCGCCGTGCCACAAAATGTAAAGGCTTTCACTCATGTCGTGAGAAAGTTTATGCGCTTCTGCCAATCGTAACCATTCGGCTCATCGTCCTGACTGAACCTCTCACCAATGAACCGAAAATCCCCCATCTTGGCCGGGAACGGACGCGCCCCCGTCCATTGGCCGCAGAAATCGTGCTGGAGGCAGTCGCCCTTGATCATTGGCCACACCTTTTCCCAAAGGAACCGCTGATCATCCATGTACTCTCGGCTCTCCACATTAACGTCCTTCATCAGCGTCAGCATGCTCGGGATAGCACCCTTCACGGCACCCCACATGCCGCCCATCATGGGGTGTTTGTGCCCAGGATGGTCCCGAATCACGTGCGCGCTCTTGCCGGACTCGATCCATTCCTGCACGGCCTTGGCTTCGCGCTCGTTCAGGCGGGAATCAGCGTCACGGACGATATAGCGGTCCACGTCAGGAATATCATTCACGAGGAAGCGCGTGAACATCGTGACGCGTTCAAGTGGCATTTTGAGGTCGCAAGAGTCCCGAAGCGCGTTAAGGGTTTTGCGAGGCACGTCACGGTCAGCCCAGACGATCACGTCCCAGCCGGGATAAATGACCGGGGCAAGCTCGACGTTGGCCAGAGCGCCACTCAGGTAAACGGGGTCCTTTCCGTATATGCTCATTGACACGACTGACCGGTTCATAGACGTTTAATCAATCCGCAAGCGGTTCGCGAAAACCGAGCACCGCGCAAACAAAAGCGAGGTTCTGTTTACAATTATCCGCGGTAAAGGGATCACATTCGGAATGTGGTTGAAGCAGGCCGCGTTAGAAAAGAGCTTCAGGGTTACCCTCTTTTCCTCCTGGCAACAGGGGAGAAAGGGGCGTTCTGATCTTGGGCTGTCTTTTCCCCTTCTTGTCGTTCTCATGGCGGGGCGACCAGCGGGTAATCGTATCCTCTCGCCTTGCACCATTCCTTGGCGAGATTCATGTTCCATTGCTTGGCCGGATTGTCATTGGGCGTCTCGCGCCATTTCCGTGAGTGCGGCTCATGCAACACATATCCGAGTGGCAATTCCGCGCCGGGTATGGTAGTGAGAATATTATGGTACGTCGTCCGAATCCCGATGGACTCCCGAATCATGAGCGTCATCACAATATCCCACTCCTGTTCGCCCAGAAGAAAATCAGGAATGCTCGCCCAGTTGGACCGGATCCATTCCGGCCTGAAAGCGAACAGGTCACGCCCGAGATCGCTTTTGTAACGCCGCGCCAGTTCCTCTGGACTTTCTGCTAGATCAGGCCTGACGCCCGCGACGAAGTTCAGCCTGAAAGATGATACCGCGCCCATCTGCCCATTCACGGCATGAAGCAGGTCCACGATTTTGGGGTGCAGCACCGTGTCGTCATTGGTCAAGACGATCCAGTCGTTGTCCTGAGCGATAGTCAGTCCCTCCACGAGCACGTCCTTCAGGTATGTCAATTTTCGGTCATCCCCGATCAGACCAGAGTGCCTGTCAGGGTGCCACACATGCACCGGTCGCGCAGCACCGCTCTTGTAAAGCGGTATCCATGAATCGAATGCGTGCATCACGCGCCCGTACGATTCGTCACTTACGTGCCGCTCTACGACATGAACCAGTTTGGCTTGGGACGTTTTCCAGATGGCCCTGGGCGGGTCGGCATATACCGTTTCGGTCCTGGTCCGAATGGGAAACAAATCAGAAATCACCTTGCCAGCCTTCTGAATCATGGTCTGGCCGGTGGCCACAGTTGCCTTGGCAATTTTGGTGGCCACACTGGCCCGCTTCTCCCGGAGTCGATCGATCAGCGTGCCATCCTTGCACCGATGGAACACAACCGCGTCAGGGCTGACGATGTACTCGACAGATTGCCACGTTGGGAATGTCGGCGGTTTACCGCTCACTTGCCACACATGCTGCATGAAATGATTGGCTGAATGAGTGAGTGTCGGGACGATCTCCGCACCGGCGACGCGGTCCCAAGGCGCTTGCCGGCAGAACAAAGCGTTTGAACTGTAATCGCAGACGTTCCACGGCAGGACGCACGCGCCATTGATATGCTCGCCGGGCGGCACGAGGTTGCCGGTGAACAATTTTGCACCGCGTTTATGCTCATCCTCAATCTCAGTGATCCATCCAGGCTTCAACGGCACGACATCAGACTCCCACCAATACCATGAGTCCCTGAGATTGGCGTGCACGTAGCGGGCCGCAGCTTGCCAAGCCCAATTCTGTGGTTCAGGCCATTTGGTGTTTCCCTCGAAGGCATCGTATTCAAGTGTCTTGACGGTCCTGAAATAGTCATTGGCCAAACTCCTGATCATGGCCTTGGGAGCTTCGGACATGCCTCTCTCGCACGAGAGCAACGCGGCGAACGGGACATCGCCATCAAGCTCAATGGCCCATTCTAGGTTACGTATTTGGCGGTCCACGTCACCGTCGAAGAATGGCACTACGACAAGCATGCGGATTGGGTGATTGCCTTCAGGATTTGGCGGCAGAGAAATTCGGAATAGGCCGGTGGGATGGCTTGAGAAAGCTCATTCCTGTTCATCCAATCGATCCCCATAGCGCGCCGACAGTCTTCGATCAAAAACCCCTTGCCTCCGTTTTTATCCCGCACCCAGGTTGGGGTTCCGTTTCCAACGACGCACACGGCAAGCTCTGGATGCTGACAGGGATGGGTCATTATTAGTCGCCCGATATTCGTCTCGAAAATCCGATGACGGACCAGCTTCAACCCAAACATAGAACCGCAGAGCATAATATCGCAGCGCATGGGAGCGCCGGGCACGTTTTCAATAATGTATGGACCGCCAAACGCTTCTAGCTTTGACCTGGTCGCGGCCATCAAGTCGGGGTAGGAATGGCCAAGATTCCGCCTTGCCCGAGAAGCCTTTGAGTAGGCCTGGCACGGCGGACTGGCCCACACGAAATCAAAGCCTGAAAGGTCGGCTTCCAGCGCATCGCCAAGGTTGAATTAGAACGGATAGTTTTTCTGAGGCCGGTTGTCCCATCCCTCGACTTCAAAGCCTGCGCGGTGCATGCCCATAGCTGCACCGCCAGCCCCTGAAAACAGGTCCGCCGCCCTTGGTCGGTCAGCCGCTCGCACGGTCAATATTCCTTCAGCCCAGCAGCACGTGCCTGGTCGATGATGGAATTGATGACGCCATCCGGTCCTTCATACTTCTTCGTGTCGGTTTTCGTCTCGATCTTCCCGGAACCCGGGGATGGCGTCGCGCCTTTGACGCTGGCCAGTTCGGCTTTCACTTTGGACAATTGCTCGAGTACGGCAGCCGCGCTCTCGGCCAAGGCAGGACCAGCCGCGGCCCAGAGGCTCGCCTTTGCCAAATCTTCGGGCGGCAGGTTTGACGAGTAAATCGCATTCGCCAAAGCCCTGCGCTTCTCGACGCCTTGGTTCCATTCATGGTCATCAGCGCGGGTCTGGAACGGGGCCAATCCTTCTGCGGGATCAGACGCCTTGGCCATGGCCAGCTCAAATGCGGTTTTGTACTTAGCTCGCACCTGATCTTGTTGAGTCCTCTGCTGTTCCTGAAGCATATTGTAATTGTCACGCGCCCGACCAATCTCCGTCGTGCGCTCATCTTCCATGTCTGACCATTTGGCCACGCAGTTGGCGAGACGCGTTGCCCGTGACGGCCCCAGCGTATCCATGATGGCGTCGATGGCATTGGAGCGGTCGTCGCTGTCCGGTGCAGCAAGGAGGCGCTCAATCTTCGTCGCATTCTCCTCTCCTACCGCAGCCTTGGCAGATTTCAGAATTCCGTTGGCCTTTTCCTGAAAGTACGCTTTGAACTTTGGGTGCTCGACGACATTCAGGATACGAACCTGATCAGAAAGTTCGTCTCGCTCCTTTTTGAGGCGCTCCATTTCCAGCGAAGGCGTGTGTGCTTTGAAATGGGTCAGCTCCTCATTGCGCGCCTTCAATTCGGCAGAGAGCTTGTCCGTCTCAGCCTTGTGCTTGTCGCGCAAGAGCTGCCAGTCAACTTTGCCCTTCTCGCTCAGGCCATCCGGCGTGTCATCAACGATAGGCGTAGGCGTAACGGGCTCGGCAGGTTCAGCGGGCTTTTCGTTCGTGATTCTGTCCAGCCGGTTCGGAGTCACATTAACCGCTTTGTCCGTAGCTTTCTTGTCAGCGCGTACGAGAGGCTTTTTGTTGGTCAACTCACGATGGAAATCTTCGATCTGATCCTCGTATTGTTTGAGGCTTTCGATCGAAAGAGCGTCTGGCGTGGGTTCGTCGTCTTTGGTGGTGTCAGGTGCTTGGATTGTCTTTGGCATATTGTGATCCGGTTCTTGTGAATTTGATATGATAGTGACCAACGTCGGGATCAGCTAAGGACGCATGCCATTTAATTTCAATGAGAGTCCAGACTGGCCCGGAATCGTCGAAGCCTTTCAGCGCTTCCAATATCTGCACTAGACCCATCTTGGAGTTCCCTTTGTAAATTGGCTCTGTCCTGAGCGACGACATTTGAATGGAGAAGGCTCGCTCTGTTTCAGGTGATTCAACCCTTGTTGTCATAATTCACGTTGTGGCGGCGGACCCGCCCCGAAGTCCATGGGTATTTCTTCAGGCGCCGGGAGGATATGGCCCAGAGACCGGAGCAAGCTCAAGCAATCCGCGTAGCCTTCCTTGCGCCCAAGCTCAATCGCCACGCCAATGTCCGTCGCGGGCTGGCCCCGAAGCGGGTATCCGTGCGGCATCGCGTTATACATGACGCTGAAGATGTGCCCGAACAGCGGGCTGGCCATCGTGCGCCGGGCTTCGTCGATCAACTCAGGGGATTGCGCCCAACGATGCAAGGTCATGCCCATCGGGAATAATTCCCGAGGCGATTCTACAGGTGTCGGGCGGGGAAGTTCACGGGTGAACCAGCGCCGGATTGACCATTTCCGACCAGAGCGTTTAGAGTCGATGCCGTTTGAATACTACAGAGCAACACGCCTGTCAAGACGGTTTGTTATTCTCGGCTTGAATCTTCGCGGCAGCGGAAAGATCATTCAAAGCCATCTTCTGGTCGTGGCTTTCTTGCTTCAGCTTGAGGGACTGTGCGCCCTTGGCCTTCTTGATGCCGATGTCCACTTGCGCCTGCGCGACCTTCACTTGCGTCTGTGGGTCCGTGCCCTGCTGAACGGATTGTGCGATTTGCGCCGCCTTCTGTTGCTCGGCCTGTTGTTGCATCGCTTTGCGGCGTTCGGCGTCGATCTGTCCACGGAGTTGGTCTGTGAGTTGTCCGAGCTTTTTCCATTGCTGTTCCAAAAGCTGAAACTCGCGCTTGTGCAAAGGGTCGCCCTTGAGCTTGTCAAGATGCACGGCGCAATGCTGACCGATCGCGTCCATGAAAGTCACAACTTCAGCCGGATCAGGCATGTGCTGAGGTTGCTGGCCCTGCTGAGGCTGGAGCGACGCCACCGCTTGTGATCCTGCGAGAAGGTGCGCCTGAAGATGAATGACGCTGTTCTGAGTCGGTGTCCATGTGACCGCCCCAGCCCCGCCGATTTTGATCGCGACATTCTCCAGCATGGCTGTCTCTTGCTGATCACTCGGCAGTTGGCTGATCGCTTCCTCTGGCACGTACCGTTCGGCTGTGGTCTGATTCGAGTGGACGGCGACATAATCTTTGAGCCACTTCGTCTTGCCAGACTCGGGGAACATCTGGGAAACCTTGCCGAGCGCCTCGGTCGCTTCCTGGCGCATCACGAATGAGCCGTTGCCCAGCGCTCGGAAGGCTTTCACGCATTTGACTTTCTTCATGGCGGAGAGTGGAACGCCACGACGCTTACAGGCGTCCCGGAAGTCCTTCGCCATATTCGCGCTGTCGTCGTCGTATGGCGTCTCATTCACCACGCGCCGGTAAAGCTCCGCGTAATGCCGATCGAGTTGGACGTAGAACCTTCCCACCTGAGAGTTGGACAGGACGGCTTGGCTCTGGTAACGCAACTCCTCTCCGCGGGCCGTCGGAGGGTTCCCCTTCTGTCGGGGTTCAATCGCCTGCTTGTACACGCCAGTGTTTTGGGCCAGTTTTTGGCTGAGCACTTGGTCCGCGAGAATCAACCCCTGCATATCGCCAAAGATCGTGGACTGATGCACGGTATAATCCGCCGGCAGAATCGTAAGCCCGCCTGTCATCGTGATGCTGATCTTGTTCTGGGCCGCAGCAGAGTTGGGCTGAATGATGATGTCGCCACGCATGAAAGCGTTGTCAGCCATTTTATTGATAATCCGAGTCTTGACCTCGACAGCGGCATAACAATCCTGGCCAAGGCCAGTCATCCCGTTCCACGACCCATCCAGAACTTCCAAAAAGAACGTCGAAATGAGCGACGAAAACTTCTCGTACTGCCCGCGTTTGATGAACAGATATTCCTCTTCGGCATCGTCGCCCTCCTTGAGATATTGGCGCAACTGATCTTCAGGCACGATCGCGTGCGTGACTGTGTTATCAAACTCCCTGACGTACACATGTGCCACCTTCACATTGGGCGTCGTAGTGGAATAGGACACGTCATGGTCCTTCATCCGTTGCTGGTAATACTGGTAATCCCATGCCGTATCCGGCTGTGTCGTCGTCGCGCTCTCAATGGCCTTAACCACTTCATCCACGTCGTAGCCCATATCCACAGCTTGGGATTTGTTTCGAATCCAATTCCAGAGTTTGACTTCGGTCAGACGTTCCCGAATCACAATCACGTCCAGGTTCCCGCTGAACGCGTCGGTGTCGTCCGGGACCAGTACTCGACCGCACGGGATATGTTTAAACTGCCAATCCTTGTTATCCGGCCATAGCAGGAACCCTTTTCCGAAGAAAATGAAATCATGCAGCATCGCCTGCATGTTGAACTCGAAACCTTCATATGAACGCAAAAGGTAATCGAACTCTTCCGTGATAATTTGGTTCCAACGCTCCCCGATGTCTCTCGTGGCTGGGTCAGCATAATCGAGCGTGACATGGGCAAAGAACGACGACGAATTGAATAGGTCGTAATACGGCGTCAGGGCGGCGGACAGCAGCGCTTTTCCTTCACGCGGGTTGAAACTCGATCGCCATGCCTGCCCGTGCTTTTTCAGCTCCGACAGTGGAAACGGAGCATTGCCGTCCCGCATCCCGCACAGCTTCGTGTCGCGGTAAGCACGTTCGCGGTTATCGTCCATAAGCCCAGCCGCGAGTATACGTGCGGTACGTGCGTCTTTGAGACGCGTCGTGGGCGGTTGCGAGTTGTCCCCCAGAGTCTCAAGCTGGAGGACGTTCGTGCTTACGCGGTCAGGATTCATTTACTCATCCAGCACCAAGCTGGAAACGCGGCCTGGACCTCTTTGGACATGTGGCCTTTGAGCAGGCCGAGTGGAAGCCATATCTTAGCTTTTAAGCCACACCCGCACACTGTGCAAGCGTGCAGATAATCGTCCTTGGTCGTTTTCTCGCCCCCAACGAACTGCGTGATGAGACCGCGTAGGTCCTCGGAGTTGCACGCCGCGCAGCCCGTAATTGGTTGGTTGCACGGACAATTTGCGCAGACCGAAGCACGACTCTCGGCTTCGTCCATGGTGACTTTCTCGCGCCCGCGAACCCACCAATCGAACAGAGTTCTCGTCCCGGCCAGGATGGCCCCGAACGATGTCGTGCCCGCGCCGTAAGCCTGAACTCCGCCCGATCCGACATGCTCGCAAACTCCAGGTGGCATCGACTGGCAAAGCTGATCCTCGCTCTCCGTCGCGATGTCACCGAGCGGTATGCCGTTGGATTCACGGTGGGATTTGATGCGCTTATGCCAGTCGGGCATCGTCGGCGCTTCGATCCAGGTTTTGGTGGAAATTTCCAGGAATTTATACCCATTCGGAGGAACCTCGTTTCGACGGATGATGCGCAACATGGTCAATTCGTCACAAATTCAATCTCAGGCTCTGAAAACGACGCGCTTTCACCGTAAATGGCGTCCACTTCGCTCTCCAATCGTGATCCTTCGCGTTCCAGCGTCATTTGGATCGGGGAATCAACCAGAAGCCCGAATCTTTCACGGCAAATATGGATGACCCCCGCCGCGGCATCTCCCTTGCCTGGAGAACGCCCGATTCTGAGCTTCATTCGCTTTTTTGACTCAGCCTCGATGCGCAAGCCTGATGGAGATTTTACGGTGGTGTACTTCCGAGCCTTCCAATCACGCGCAAGCTCCTTGGAAACACCCCTAATCTGTCCCGCTCGCATAAGATCAGATCCGATGTACCACAATTCCGTGACTTTATTGACATAGAACTCTTTCGCCTTCTTGCCATCCTGTCCAACAGCCATTTCGGAGGCTGCGCCCGAGAAAGTGCACGGAACCACATCGGGACTCCACACTTCTCTCAAGATTTCACCAAACGGCAGGCCCGCGCCTGTGTTGTCCCAGCCGGCATTGGCCGGAATGATGCCTTCCCTCAGGCACATGTCGCGGTACTGGCGCGCGATCTGGAATGAGTGCGTGTCTTTCTTCAGGTTGACGTTTTCCTTGAGCACATCGAACCGAATAAATGCCACTGTCTCCTTGCCGTCGCTGGTCTGGCCGTACCAAGCGAAATAAACCACCGATTCATCGCCGTCGTTCGTGAATCCCGGGTCGAGGAACGCGACTTTGGTCCTGGTCGTGTACCAAATCGGTTCGTCGTACGCTTTCCCGGCGATGAAATCAGCGTCTGAAAAGATTTTGTGCTCCTCTCCGGACGGGCACGGGAACGAGCGCACCATACGCCAGAATTGGGCGGTGTTTTCGCCCTTGGCTAAGTGCTCTTTGAGGTTTTTGGTGTTGTAAATGAACGGATAAACGTCCCGATCGAGGAGCACGTTAGGGCTTTGAGTGCCGTCGAACCGAATGCATTTGCCGTAATGCGTGTCCCACTCGGTATCCTCTGGCGTGACTGAGCCCCAGCCGTCTTTTGGCTCAGAGAATGTGCCCAGAGGATCGTCGATCGAATTGAAATTGCCAATCCCGATGAATTGGAAGTAAGGATTTGTCGCCAGATTATAAAAAGCAGCTGTCATCAGGGCTTCCGACAGCTCTGGAAGCTCATCTGCAATCATGATCACGCGCTTATTCTTGCGCCCGATGATCTTTCCGACCGCTTCCTTCTCCTTTTTCTTTTCTCCGGGGATCAGCGTGATGCCAGACTTGTCGCTCTTGCCATATTCAGGTGGGAGTTTCAGGATTCCGAGAGAATCGACGAACTTCCCGGGCAATCCAGGATGCGCGAGATAATATTCCCTGATCGACCCCCAGATGCGTTGCCTGGAATCCTTGAGTGATGTGGATGTCACCAGGACCATCGTGTTGGTCGGGTCAGCGAGCCAGTTGATAATCCCCCAAATGGCAGCCCAATCCGTTTTTCCGCTCGAAGCGCACCCAATCAGAGCAAGGTAATTATTCGCGCACGCTTCCTCAGTGGCCTTCTCTGCCCATGGATGCCAGACGAACGGCTTGGTTTTCTTGTTCCAGAGGATCTTGGCCGCTTCCATGAAATGGCCGGCCTTACCGATGCCGCCATTCTCCGGCATGCGCCCTTCAAGGAAGCAGTTTAGCTCAATATCGAGATCCGAAAGAACTGGCACAGGCGCATGAGCATCCTGGACGAAGGCGTAGATCGGACCGTACTTCGTCTCAATCTTGTGGGCTAACTCGCGAGTGATATTTTGTGTTGACATGAATCATTGTGCCTGTATCGTGAGCACCGTGAGCAACGCCAAGATGCCAAGCCGACGCGATCAGCGCAGGATAGATGCGCCTGCCAAGATAGCAACGGCGAAACTTAAACTCCAAAGATTTCACAGCATGAAGCGCTATAGCCAAAAGGGAAGATGAAGCTGACCGATCTATTCAAAGGACCAGAGCAATGGTGCAAGGGAAGGTTTGCCAGAAACATAAAAGGAGAATCCGTTCAGCCCGATTCCGTGGAGGCCTACCAATGGTGCGTGATGGGAAGGTGGCTGATTTTGGCGACCAAAGAACCATTTAATCCTCTTTTACAAGCATGCAATGAACTTTTCCCCACAAGGAAAAGTACCGACTTTGGAACTATGTCATCGTTTAATGACCATCCCGACACCACTTTTGACGACGTCCAGGCCGTCCTGGAACGTGCAGAACAGATAAGAACACAAGAATCGAAATGACACCCGTAATTGACTACGCCGCGCTCAAGATCGAGCATGGCCTCACCGTGGCCCCTCCTGAGAGCGGTAAGAACTCTCCCTCGCGAAAGTTTCTCCAGGGCCTGAAGTCGGGGGATTCATTCACCGTGAAGAATATCCGGGAACGGAACAAGTTCATCTTCGTCGAGTGGCGCTGGAAGATTCCCATCACAACGCGGAAGCTGTCCCCGAGCGAGTTCATCAAGGGCGTGAGGGAATATCGGATTCACAAGGATTGACAATGAAGAATATAGAATCTGAATTTGATATCCGGTCGCTTCGGGACAAGGTGTTCGATGTCCCAACAACAGACAAGAATTGGGAAGCCTGCAAAGCTCATTGGATGCGTCTCGATTCCATTGCGTGGCTGAAGTCAAAAGAGTCCATTTCCCTGAGAGCGCAAGAGATTTTGGAGGGCAAGAAGTGACATGGCCCGAAGAGAAAGGATTTGTCCGTGACCCCAAGACCGGAGAATACTGGAAGCCCGATCGTAAGATTGAAAATCCGGGGCATCGATCATATCCCGTCATTCAAGAACCGCAAGCGGGCCATATTCGACGTAAAGAAAGGCCACATGCGGACTTTGACGCCAGCAAGCGTCAAAAAAAGGATGGACTCCCTGGAAAACGCTATCGTGTCAGCGTTGTATTCCGCGTGTCAGATAAGCGAAGACGTGATGCATTCGGAATGCTTGAAACGGTTGCGGACTGCCTTGTCAGGGCTTTGCGACGATTCAATCAAGGAAATTCCGTGCGGTGACTGGGACACTATTTACGTTCCAAATGGTGAAGAGGGCGCTGACATTCTGGTCGAGAGGCTGACGTGAACATGGACCACAACCGATCGCGTCAGGAAAGGGAAAAGTGAGCGACAAGATTCGTCTATCAAACGACACCAAAATCAAGTTTTGCAATGCAGTGGATGCGCTCCGACGCCACGGGATTTGGTGCCGCGATTGCGCCACATATCTCAAGTGGGGCGATGGGGACCTCTGCGAGATCGGAAAAAACATTGTGGCCCGCGAGTTGGCCTATGCGGACACGAACGTCGAGTTTCCGGGAGAAGGTTTATGAACCTCATAACGGCCACCGACGCCCGCGTCATTTCTGGCGGGCGCATCTTTCGCATTCATGGAGGCCAGAATCTTTACGACATTTTGCGCCTGGCTGAAAAGGTTTTTGGAAGCATCGTGATCTTCGATCCTGGTTCTTTCGAAATGCCAGACCTTTTCGAATACGAAAATATCTCGGCTATCGTCGGCGCTCCCAAATGCCAGAGCTGCCTAGTCCGTTACGGCAACGGCATTTTTAAGAGTGTCCAGAAATACGCGCACACAGACATTCGTCGCGAGGTTGGAGATTTTTCGATCCTGGATAAAGCCGAGACATCTCTTGGTGCTCTGGAGTTTGGCGGCAGTCAAGGCGGACACGTTCACGATATTTTCACGGCAGGCGCGGCGGCTGACCTGTTGCAACTGACAAATGCCGAGCCTGTCGAGAATCCGCCACTCGGTCATGCTTTTGGAACTTGGACGGAGAACTGGACCGTCGAACGGATCATGATTTCGTCGTGCAATCAGGGTGCAATTCGCACGAAGGTTTTGGACGGCCAAAGGAGGTTTCAATCGTTCTGCAATTTGAACCTCCTAAATATTCAAATGGGCCTGATAATCCCTGGCTGCATCGGTGTGGATTTTGGGGACCACTCCAACGCCTATTGCGGACATTTCGGATTCAAGTTTAACATCGAGCAAAGTGCGATTGACCCCAGCGGTATAATCACGCCGGCAACCTGCATTAACGTCCAAAACAATTGCACGATCCATGGTGCGTGGGATTCGTATGTGGAAGGCAACCCGATTCGGAACGAGGAAGGCAATGTCATCACGCCCGCAGGCCGACGCATCGCCGTTCACCCTACGGCCCGAGTGACGGGCCACGGAAAGTTTTACCGTCAGGATCCTGAGGCTATCACTGATTTGCTCACGCCCGGAGTGACGTGGGATGGGAAAGCAGGCGGACTCGTAGAGGATGGGATTTTAGCTGATCAGTAATTATGAACTGAATTTATGGCAATTCTATCCACCATTGAATGTGAGCGGTGCGGGAAGATTAAAGACGTAGGCCACATGCCAAGTCAGCCAACGCCGCGCATCTGCCGAGAGTGCGATGGCGAAATTGCGGCCGGATCAAAACGGGAACACCTTGAAAAACTACAGCGGCTGTCTGTCGGAGAACGCCTCTCGCGGATCGAGGAACGACTTTACAACGACGCCAAAAATCCCACACCAATCTATTGGAACGGGCCAATAGGATGAAAATTACTTTGCGCCCGGTCAATGGAACTACCGGTGCTAAACAGAGCCAGTCACCCCGGCCATTGGATTAGCGCGCCTCTGCGGCTCGGGCGGGGTGCAAAAGAGCCGCACTGAATTTTGTAACACGATCTGTCTTGGTAGGTATGAAATCAATTACCGTAAGAAGTGGAAGCGAAACTCAATGCTACTGCCGAGACTGCTTGTTGGAGTTTGAGATCACCCTGGAGCCAAACATGGCCGATATGGATTACGAAACGGCAAAGAAGAATGGGGCCGGAGTCAGGACAATCAACCATTGCCCGTTTTGCGGTAAAGTGAACCTGGACGAATTATGACCAAGCCCAAACCCAAAACCTCTCTGAATCCGTGCCCATTCTGCGGCTCCAATTCAAGCCAGTTTTTAGAATCAGAATACGGAGTTGCTGAGGTAGGCTGTGCAAGTGAATCATGTGGGGCTAGCGTTGGCATACCCGTAACGCATCAAACCTCAGAAGAGGAAGCACTGTCCGAAGCCCGTCGGCGATGGAACCGGAGAGTGAAATGAAATCCAAACGCCGCTGGTATCAGCAAGGCAAGAAGCCAATCTCCGAGGCTCGACTTTTGCAGGTGCTGAACAATCTTGCGGAAGGCGAATACGACCAGGGAACACGCGCTGAGTTGATCGAGTGCTGTGGCTATTTGAGCGAAAAAAATAGTGATCTATCCGCCAAATACGCGCACTTTAAAGTTGCTGCAATGGCAGAGGTATTGGAAGCGATCAGTCGAGCTTCAAATGAAAGCGACGACCTGTTTAAACCGATTCGGAACCGGAGAGTGAAACTGTGAGCGAGATCACCGAAATTTGGGATGAGGTTGAGCGAATGAACAAAGAACTCGGCCTGGATTACCCCACGGAGGAACTTTACAAAGCCCTTCGCCTGCTCGCCGCCAAGGTCGAGGCGCTGGAGAAACGGCAGCCCGTTTGGGAGCGCTACGTTGACGACGCGCCCGGGATGCACGTTGAGCATCCCAAGCGCCCCACTCCCGACGACGGCACCACGATCCGCACGGGAGCGAACGTGCTGGAGCAGCGCGCCGGCCCCAAGCCCACGCCCGAGGCGCAGCAGGATCAGGAACGCACGACCGTGAAGGACTCCATATTCGAGCTTACCGAGCAGTTGCATGGGCTCACGCTTGAGGAAGCCTTCCGCGCAGGACAGGCTGCTTCCGATGCCGATCTGGCGCGCCTCCGGGACGCGCTGCGGTGGAGGAATGCGGGGAAGGAGAAGCCACCCGACACCACCAAGGTTGTCTGTTTTTGGAAAGACGACCCAATGGTGATTTTATCGAGATGGTCCGAGCCTGAGAATCGGTGGATGAATCAAGCATTGTCGTTTTCACCCGACTACTGGCTTCCGCTGCCTCCACTGCCTCAGGAGGCACAGGAGTGAGCTCGTGGAGCCACAGAATTGAGGAGTTAACATTCCGAGATGGTTATCATCCTTGCGGATCATGTTCTAAGAAAGCAAGCCATCGAGCGTCTTATGAATTTCAAGAGTCAGGAACAGTACGAGTAAGGATTCTCTATTTTTGTGTCAAGTGTTCAGAAGAATGGCAGCGTAAACCGTGCTTTATAACTACCGGAAAAACGCTACTGCAGGAGGCCAAGCCGTGAGTGAACTTTTCGAAGCTCTTGTGGCGATCGCACTGCTCTACGGCCACCAGGCAGCCGAGAGTGTGAGAGAAGTGGCTGAGACTGATCCTGCCTGGGCGATGGACGTTGCTATGGCAGCTTTGGACCCCACCGTTCTATGGGAAAAACATCATATCGACAAGGGACAGCGCAAGGCTGATTGGGAGGCAATGTCGTGATCCTCTGGCCGTGCATCCACGACGAGGGATCAACCGAGGTCCACCAACCGGCAATCGCGTTCTATGAGTTCGAGGCGATGCTCCAGGATAGCCGTTATCTCGCTTTCCTCGCGTCTTTACCGGATGAGGAGTATCGTCGCCGACGGCTATGGTCGAATAATCCTGTAATACCCATCGTGGACCCCACCAATGACCGCCAAGGCCCACAGGGCGCAGAGCACCACGATGGCGACCAGAAGCCAGTTCTTGAGAGGGTCAGGCGTGCCGACCTTACCCACGGCCCAATAGAACAGGGCACCAATCGCGGCGATGAGGAGCACATTCAAAAGAATTGTGAGCATGCTGGTAAATTAGTCCTATGCTAAGGAGGCGTCAATGATGGACAAAGAATCCCAGGAAGAAGTGGTGAAGCGCGCGGCGGCATCGCTCCATGAGCATTTCGATAACGTCAGAATCTTCGTATCGAGCGTGGTTCCGGGCGATGACATTAGCCGGTTTTATTCATTCGGGTTGGGGAACTGGTTCGCCCAATACGGCCAAGTCCAGGACTGGATTGTCAGTTCCAATGAGCAGACCAGGATCGGGCAACGATCTCAAGAAACATGATCCTGATGCTCCACCTCACGGACACGACACGAGCTCGGGTCAAAGGGCGGATCAAATATTACTGCCCATCGTGCGGACATCTCCTGAAATCGGAGGGTTACTGGCACCTGTGCCACACCTGCAATATCGTGTGGAGGGTGGAGACGTGAACCCATATTCAAAACGGTTCCTGAAATTTCTCGATGGCTTCGACGAAGAAATGCAATACCGCCTGAAGGAACGTCACGCCATTCACGTTGACTCACATTGCACGCCGGACCAGGCCGAGGAACTCACCATCTCCCAGGTGAAGGACCAAATGCCTGGAGAGCCTACGCTATTCAGATTATGAAACCTGAGCTTTCGAATGATTCCGGTCGCGTCGAGACATTCAAATTCGATCTCGGTTCCCGTGTCATCATCCGCGAGATCCAGCGTCCTGGGCGTGTGGAAGCGCTCATGGTTGACTTCTTGGGGCCACAATACCGTGTGGCGTTCTGGGACAATAGCAAGCGCGAGACTGCCTGGCTCGGCCCTGACGAATTGGACGCACGATAAACCCTGAAATGATTACCCCTAAATCCATCATAATCACGTCCAAGGACTGCGACCTTACCGGGGACAGGATCATCCGGGCCACATATATGATTCGCTCTGAAATGACCGTTAGTCGTCATATCCTGACGGGAATCTCAGTGCCCGCGAGAAACATCATTCAGGACGCGGTTGAAAGGTGCATCCAAAAGGTCTGGCGCATGATTTACGGCGACATTAAGGACGACTTGCTCCATCTCAGAATGTCCATTCTTCGGGAATCTGGATTCTCCACAGAGACCGCGGAGGAATGCGGTCGGATCATCGCCAAGCTGGATGCACCGATAAAAGACCTCAATGCTGATCCACCCCTAACATGAAAAGGCCCCCAGGTTTCCCCAGGGGCCAGTTGAATTATGAAGTCACACCAAGATTATTCGGTGGAGCGCACGACGCGGAACGTCATTGAGCGCAAGTTGCTCTCAGCCATGAATGACGAAACCAAAGTGGCGATTATCGCCACGAAGCAAGACTTGGAAGACATGATAGCCGCACTCTATGGCTACGAGATCGGTGAGTGGAATGGAAATACGCTATCCTGGGCGGACCACATGAAGCGCCGCAAGGATTTGGCTGCCGGAATGACTCAACTTTTGCGCGAGGCTTTCGGAAAATGACTAAGCCCAAACCAAAGCAGTAAGTTCGTAAACTTTTACCTCACGCCTTCTGCGTGCGACTGAATGATGGAACGGGTTATATCGTGTGGCCCGGAAAAATCCAACCGCGTGGCCTTGAGCGAGGATCCTGCGGGTTCGGAAAGACCGCTCACCAAGCATGGACCTCCGTGATCTCCTGAAAAATAAAAAGGCCGCAGAGCTTTCGCCCCACGGCCAGTTGATTTGATTACCACCGACGTTGTTTGGACGTTGACATAGCTTTTCTTCGGGTGCAAGCTTCATTTGATTTGAAGACCACCCATGAGTAATTCTCTCCCACCTTCCGGTCCAGCTTACGGCCATGTCACTATGGACCTGGACGCCCATTACAAAGGCCAGCGCTGGCCAGAGAACCGAGTCCGCGGCCCACTCACTGACCGTAAGATCGAGCAATACCGCAAGCTCGGTTATTATTCCGAGTCGTTCCGGGAGGCCCGCCACGACCTCATGGAGATGAAGAAAGCCCGCCGAACTGCGCGCGAGGAGCGTGATGGAAACTTCCTCAAGGTTGACGGGCGCCTCGTTTACTCCCCATTATGAGTGTTGAAAAATCACTCGTTATGACCGTCGTTTCCAAGTCCTTCCCCAAAGGCGTATCTGCCCTCTGGCGCAAGATCAATGGAGGATGGCGCTGCACACGAGCCCAACGCCCACTCTTGTGGATGGTCGGGAATACCAAAGAAAGATGCGCCGACCGATTTATTTCAGAAGGCATCGCCCCACATTGGACCGAAGCCACCGATCAGGAGATTCAAAGATTTTTCCCGTCCTTAATCGGTCCCAAAAACAAACCACCCAAAAAGAACAAAGCCGTCCGCGGTGCCGATTTTGACATCTATTCCCGTCACTCCGGAAAGGGTGCTTTTAAATGATTTCCAGGCAGTACATGCGAATTCCCGCCCATCTACCAAGATGTGGCACGGCACCTAAAACGTCCGTGGAGAAAACATATACAGCCGCCGGCCAATGCGCGCCTCAACAACGCGGGGGCCACCAAAATGAATACCCCAGCCTGGCGCCATACCCATTGGCCCCGTCAGGCAAGTAGTTCTGGTGCGACCAATTACGGTCCGTTTGTAGGACCACGGCGGGATCAATCGCCTCTGACGCTGGAAAAGTAAAGCCTCCGTCACGGCGGCGTGTCGGGTTCTCTGGCCTCCTCTGTCCGATCATTGGCTCCGTCCCTCAGCATCCCACGCACTCCCTTGCTGACTTCGGACTCCCTTACCCTCCCATAAAACCGGTAATTTATTTTTTCACAACGCATCATTATCCAGAAACCTCTTAGACCATGTTCCGGAATTAAGATTTATTTTTTCATACGGTGTATAGCGATACCCCCACCCCCGAAAAGGGTCATAGCCCTGGTGGCCGTGGAAAAGTCCAGGTCAGGAAGGGAATGCTTATTCTTGGGACGCTGCGTCCTGTGGGGGTGAATTCTGTGCGTAATCTGTGCGCTGCGTGTCAAACCCTTGAAAACATTGAGGTTTTACAGGGTCAGTGGTAGGTATGATACCTACTTGGTCGATGACCTTGGCTCCTCCAGGGTTACCCCGGAGGGTGTGCAGGGCCATCGGGCCGCCGGCGCGACCGTGATCCTGAGCGTCCAGCCCGAGGGTAGTCCTCATCACGGAGACGACATTCTTCCAGGACGCAATCAACTGGGCTTGCGCTGCTGGATTACGGTTCTCTTTCATGGACCGTTGATGCTGAATGTCTTCCATCCATGCTTCAGATTCACGCATGCAGCGATCGAGGAACCTCAGGACATGGACTGAGCTGACCGTAGCTACAGCCTGGGCGTTCTGGGACGCCTTGGCGACGGAGTCAATTGATTGCTGATTGACAATGAGCGACCATTTCTCATTGTGGGCGCGACGGGCGACAGTAGCGTGCTTGACATTGAAGCGTTTGGCGAGGGAACGCATTGAGCCCTCGCGATTTAGGTAAGCGAGTTTGAGAGCGGAGAGATCAACTCTGATGCCTGGCATACCAGAATATGGACACTGCCTAGAAATTGGTCAAGACAGGGGTAATGTCGGGAAGGTCAATGGGTTGTGGAGTGTCCTGGCAATTATGTGTGTCCCGAGGCGAGACAATAGCCAAGTCGTGACGCGAGGGAATACGCATATATAGACTCATGGCGTGATGCGTGCTATGGTGGAGATTGGGCATGAATCAAAAAGACATCAGCAATCTTAAGAGACAGATAACGCGGCGGTCGCTGCGCGGTGTGGAAAAGGAAATGCACTACCTTCAGGCCTGCCGATGCCATTTCGATTGCGAGACGGTCGAAGGTATCGGACGGAACGGGACGCGGTATTATTTGTTAGCCTCGGGTTCTAGGGTCGGGGAATTTACCCATGAATTCTCTGGCCAGCAACCGTCGTTCGTGTTGCGACGCGCTTGGGTGATGGCGGGAGTTTCGAGACCATGGGAAGAAGATCAAGAAAACCTAACCTTATGACAACACTATCACACGATCCATTCTCCCGGACTGAGCTTGTCCGGGAAACTGTAAAGGCAGATTGTGGGTGCACTTGGTGTGGGACACTTAAGCGACGATCCACGCTATTTCTTTACGGGACCAACCGGGACGATAACGGGCGCACGAATTGGCACAAGGGGCTGTTCTGCTCTAAGGGCTGCCACGACTCTTACCACGGATAAACCTATGCCAACCTGGAAAATCGAAGGCGTTGAAGCCATCCGCATCGCGGAGAGGGACGGGGTGACGCTGCACAAGTACGCAGATCCTACGGAGGGATATCGGGCTGGCGTACCTGTCTCTGAGGCTCGGGACATTGCCCGGCAGGACGCTGGCCTGATCTACTGCATTGTTAATCCGTCCGGATGGACGGGTGACGCTACCGGGTACAACGTGGCCGACTATTTCCCCGGCTCGCTCAATGGCGAGGCTCGGAGCGGGGCGAGATATCTCGGGCCGGATGAGGACGGGATTGAGCCAACATGGAGGGACGCGTAATGACAACGACTGAAAAACTGACCTTATTTGCGGCGCTGGTGGAATCCCAGCAGAGCGAGCGATTGAAAGTTGACGGCCTAGGATGCCAATGTAACCAGGATAATGCAAAGACGACTGTGCGGCCTGCCGCGAAATACGCCAAGGTTGACATTGGATCGTCCGGAAGGTTCATGGTGGTAAACGAGACGGGCGAGATCTTCGGGATCAAAGGCTATGGGGTGATCCACCGCGGGCATCCTTACGGGACGCTGGACACCACGTCAGAATGGTATTGGGGGGATTATCAGCCCCGCAAACTGGAAGGAGCATTAGCATGAACCTCTACCCATATCCCGAGTTTGGAGGGCAAACCACATGGACATGCACGGAACAGGAACCGAAAAACGCCGAGCCAATCGGCCAAAGCTATTAACGCCATGAAAAACCCTAACTGTGACAATGACAAGTGCCGCGTGCCTCATAGCGAGGTGCGCGTGTTGCCCACGGGTGGGCGAGGGGATAATCAGAGCAACCTGATTCTCTGCCAAGCGTGCTTTGAGCATGAGATCAGGTTTCGCGTGCAGCGCAACCGAGAGCTGGCCAAGGATTGCAGGTTTGACTTGCCATCGTGGGAGAGCCTTGAGATTTACGGCGAGGTTAAGGCGTGAATCCCCTCTCTAAATTTCGTTGGTACCGTCGCATGAGAGGCGGATATTGGGGGCAAGTAACAGGTGGCTTTGCTTTTAATGTCTTGGGCAATCTTAATGGCAGGAAATGGGTCAGAGTGTCAAATTGGAGCACTGCTCCCCTACCTAATGGACAATGGGAGTTTTATCCTTGGGCCAAAAAAGAGCGAGGCAACGGTTTCTGTGACGAATGGTACGAAATGGAACCCTTTTATATGGTGCCATTATCTTCAGTTTACATGGAGATTTTCGGAACTTCTGATCCTGAAAATCTCAAGGAAGTTTCAAACGGGTGGTTCTCCGAAATAATGTCAGATCCTAAAACCCCAAAAGAGCGTCAAGAATTTTGGGTTAACAGAAATAAATGAAACTCCCCATAACCAACTGGGCACTGGACTACAGCAGTACCGTCAAGGTGCCAAATCTCCAGAGATTCGACCTTTTCATCACTGGCGGCCCCGCGGTACCGGTGCCTGCCGTTCCGCAGCCCTTTTTCTATTGTTCATGGGCCGAAATGCTCAAGGGCAACGCCCAGCGCGTCAGCGCGGATACTGGCGTTGCGATCCTAGGGGAAAATAAGAAATGGGGAACATGCTTCATGGATTGCGGCGAGCCACGCTGGGCTGATTACCTCTTGTCCAGTGTTATAATCCCTGGGAAAGCTGCGGGGTACAAGGGCGTTTTCCTGGACACTTTTGACGGAATGGAGGATTGCGCCAATGCGTTGGGATATGGAGACCCATCCCCGGAGCGGACACGCCTTTACCTTGGTAGCCTGAACTTCGTCCAGCGCCTTTGCGACCTTGGCGACCTGAAGGTCATCACCAACCGTGGTTTTCCGCAGTGCGTTATGGGTATGGCGAGCTTTCCCTGCTACGCTGGCATGATGATAGAGTCAGCTTGGCAATCGACCGGAGGCCCGACGCCCCAAAGCGAGCGGCAATGGATTTGGGAGCAGTTGGCCAGCTTTGACACGTCCGGGATGACAATCTTGACCTTGGACTATTGCCAGGATCAGGACAAGGCTGGCCAAATCTGCCAGCGCTCGGAAGCGCGAGGATTTACCCCACTGGTCGTCCGCGGCAGTCTCACCCCACCCAAAATCGTAGCTTACCCCAAATGAGAATTTCAAAACCATTTATGCACGACAAATTCCGTCCTAGAAATCAAGCCGATTGTGATCACGCCAACTTTCTCCGAGAATACGAGGCAGCGCACAAGGTGTGGATGAACACTAGCGTTTCAATTCCCCAGAAAAACGGGGCGAGAGGCAGACGTCAGCCGAGAATGACGTCAATCAAATTTGGCCAGTCGTAAAATGTTTCGACTGTGGCGACATTCATGAGCCAAGCGGCGCTAGAATTGACTGTATAAGGCACTGGAAATTACGAGCCACCCCTTGGCAACTCCGAACTGGCCATCAAATGACAACTGAAATTTGGCCCGCCATGGCCATCAAATGCGCTTGGTGCGGGGCGCACATGGGAGGCAATCCAAATGCAGTGCGCATCAGCCATGGCATTTGCCCGGCGTGCATCGAGAAAATCAAAGCGGAGTCAAAACCAACCAAAACAGACAGAGGGTTCACCGAGGTCCATTAGCCAGAGTTGATGACTTCAAACCACCTTAACCGGAAAAGGCCTAATCATCCCCATGGGGTTAATGGACCGTGGTGAGCCCTCTAGACAGTTCAAAAACCAACCAAACCTAAAAGGAACCATGAACGAACCCGCAGAAGAACAAAACAAGCTGGCCCACATCTCGGACCCTCCGGGCCTCCTGGAGCGCGCCATAGCCTCGGGCGCAAATATCGAAGTGATTGAGCGCCTGATGGGCCTTCAGGAGCGATGGCAAGCCAATCGGGCCAAGCAGGCTTTCGATGGCGCAATGGCGGCTCTGCGGACTGAATTGCCGCCGATCGTCAAAAATAATACCGTCGATTTCACGACTGCCCGGGGGCGCACCCATTACAAATACGAGGACTTGCAAGACGTGACCGAGGCTCTAACTCCGGTTATGGCGAAATACGGATTGTCGTTCCGATGGCGCACGCAGCCGGGAGAGCTGGTTACGGTGACATGCATTGTCAGCCATCGCGAAGGCCACAGCGAGGAGTGTGCGTTGTCCGCCCCTCGTGACGAGAGCGGCAATAAGAACGCGATTCAAGCCCTGGGAAGCGCGATCACCTATTTACAGCGGTACACGCTGAAAGCTGCCCTGGGCGTGGCGGCTACGCGTGACGACGATGGACAATCATCCGGCGCACGGCCAGAGCCAGCGCGGGAGGGAGCACCGTCCGCTCCTAGCAACTGGCGAGATTACCCGGTTCCATTCGGCAAGAACAAAGGTGCCAAGCTCGGAGCGCTGGAGAGCAAGTCCTTGTCGTGGTACATCGAGAAATACGAGCCCAAGCCCTACAACGGCAAGATCAGCGACAGCGACCAAGCTTTCCGCGCGGCGCTGGATGCCGCTAAGGCTGACCTAGCCAAGCCACCCGAGCGCGGGCCGGAGATGAGCCAGGCTGAGAAGGATGCCATTATGGATCGGGAGATCCGTGACGCAGAACCTGCAGACACCCAGGATTAAAGCCTATGACACCCGAACAACTTGACGCCTTTCACATGGCCTTTCTCACGGCGCGAAGCTTCCTATGGTGCGACGATGGAAGCCTGAATTCAGGCCACCCCAATGCGAAGGCCCTCACCCAACTTTCGATGCTTCTTGTTTATGCCGAATCCACCGCCGAAGCACTCCTAACCCAAAAACCCAATGACCAACCAAAACCTGATAGCAATAACCCCACCATTCATGAAGGTCAAATTCGCCAAGACCAAGGCGCACCAGCGTTACCGTACGATTGACGGGAAAGTCGTCCCGGGAGTCACCACGATCCTGGGTGTCATCAACAAGCCCGCCCTGCTCAAGTGGGCATGGCAATGCGGCATGGACGGAGTCGACCTGGATGCGGCGCGCAGCCAAGCCGCGGACATTGGCACGCTCGCCCATTTCATGATCGAATGCCACCACAACGGTCAAGAGGCTGATCTGTCAGAGTTCAGCCCTGAACAGCAGGACAAAGCGACAAACAGTTTCCTAAAATTCCTCGAGTACTGGGATAAGTCTGGCTTTAAGCTGGTCCACTCAGAACCCCAGCTTGTCAGCGAGGAATACCGTTATGGCGGAACCATTGACACCATCTTCGAGGATCGCGACGGGCGTCTTGGCATCATGGACACCAAATCCAGCAAAGCCATTTACTCCGACATGTGGCACCAAGTGGCCGCGTATAAGCGTCTGGCCGAGGAAAATCTCTCTCGTGAGGTTAATCGAACCATCATTGTCAGGATCGGAAAAGAGGAGTCCGGAGACTTCGAGGTTGCCGAGCGTCAACTGACGGTAAGACACTGGAGCGTGTTCAAGAGCGCCCTGAACCTTTACAACGCCACTAAGGAGTCAGATTGAACGCAGGAACCGAGAACGAATTGAGGGATGTGTTTGCACTTCAGGCCATGCTGAGCTTCTCTTTGACCGATGAAGACGTTCATCGCCTCGTGAGAGGGCAAAGTCCACAGCATGATATTGCGTCGAAGTTTTGCTATGACTGGGCCGAAGCCATGCTTGCCGAGCGCCGCAAGAGACTCGGGAAATCTCAGGAGGCAGATTGAAAGTCTCCGAACTGATCGAGGCGTTGCAGCAGCAGGACCAGAACGTGGAAGTGTGGGTGGAGATAGAGGATAGCTATCCCGGAAACTCGATGATTATGGAAATAACATCGGTCATCGGTCAGGACCGGCGCAGCCATATTCCGATACTCCTCCTGCGCGCGGAGGTGGATTGAAGCAAGGACTCAATGATTTGGTTAGGATGTTGGAAAAAGATCCAGCGTGGCACGGGGTAACCGTTGGATTGAGAATCTCTGCCCCAGAAACACGAATTAAAAGATTAAGCATGAGCAACGAAGCAAAACTTGGAACAATCCCAACGGGCACCGAAGGTCGAGATGCTGTGCATGTGGCGATAGTTCCGGCCCGGTCAGCCAATGGTCTAGTTGGCGGATCACCTGTGAAATTTAACCCCCAAAACGAAGCCGAAGCTTGCCGAGTCGAGGATGCAATCGGGGTGGTTGATCCGTTCAGGCCCCAAGCCCAGCGAGCCGTTCCAAAAGGCTCATGGTTTTGGATGTGTCTGTATCCCAAAACCATAACAGGGTTGCGGCATGTTTGGGATCATCCGTCATTTCCGGCAGTCTCATCTTCAGAATCATCGGCCCCCAATGGCGATAAGTCTGCCTCTGAATCATGGCTGAAAGACTATGTGGGAAAGCATTGCCCCTATTATGAGGGAAAAGGATATGATGAGTTCCTCCGTTATGTTAAGGATGAACGCTGGATTTACTATTACGGCTCAGAGTGTCACAGCCTCTCAGATGTGGAGGATGCCGATGAACTTTTCCGCCATCTGAGCGTCGTTTTGGATCGAAGGATTGACGCCTCGTATTTCGAGTCGTTCACTTGCTCCTGCTAACCATGCGCGTCCTCCCCATTGACCTTCGAAAGAGCGGCTTCGACCTGCACCAAGTGCTCCGTGATGGTGCGGTGGCTCTTTACCGCCAGACCAAGCCCGGAACGTCTATTGAAGCGTTAGAGGTCATCAAAATTCGTAAACAGGGCCAACGCACCTTTAATGGACGCACTATGGAAGCCCAGGAGCTTTATCCTTCAGCCCTGGACTGGGGCATGCGGGGGTGGACGTTCCAGACGAAGGCCGAGGCGATGGCCAAGTTCCGGGAGATTCACAAGGAAGATCTTTAAAATGACAGTCACTATTCAGATTCGGGCGTCCGTGTCGGACTTAAGAAGTGAAGTGGTGGGGTGGCCAGTTGATGAATGGCCAATCATTGGGGAGATTCATGCATTCCGAGCCGTGCTCACCCATGATGAATCCAGGAAGGTCCTGGAAGGGCCAGTGAATCTTTCTCGCTTAGCCCTTGAGAAATTAACCGATGCGGCTCTCTCCGAAGTCAAAGCCAGAATCATGCGAGAATACCCAGCAATGATTTCTGATGCCGAAAACCTTCCGCATCGCGAGCCTTTAAGATTTACGGACGGGTCATCACCTTCCGGCGTTTGATCTCGCGCTGAACGATCTGACGAGATTCATTTTACCGTCCAATCGTCGCTAAGCCTCGCTCCTGTTGCTCCCATGATGGCAATCGTAGCCATTGCTTTTCTCATCTGTTTTATCTGATCAGGACTCATCCCAAGCCCGTTTTTCCAAACTTCTCTAACGGCTTCCTCGGCAGGGATTGGTAACACTTGTTCAGACCAAAACTCTGGCCAGGTATAACGCCCGATGCCTTCAGCTCCCAATCGCTTTGGCACGGCGCGATTTGAGTTTGGCAGAGGTCGATTCTGCCAGTCAGCTTTGAACCAGAGCGACGAAGCAAGGCTTGCAAAAGGGCTAAGCTGGCTGCGCGCGTACTCACCAAGGACTGTATAACTGCTTTCGTCGGGATGAACCAAGTTCTTCAATTTCCCGCCATCACTGGTGCGAATTTGGTAAAGACGGACAGGTAACCGAGCCATCGTAAGCATCGCGTTTCCGTACGAAAGCTGCATGCCGGCAACCTTGAACTTCATGAAATCGCCCTTCATGGGATCATCAAAATTGACGCTCTGTTTGCTGCCGATCGCTTGCAAAACGCCCTGATTCAGCGCCAACAAACCGAAAGCCGTTCCGGCGACCCACGCCTTTTCCTTGATCTGATTCACCGCGAAATATTTCTCGGCTTGGGTGGCAGTTTTCCATTGCAAGAAAGTATTCGCTGCCCTCACGGGATCACCCGCCAGCCACATCACGCGAGAGGCTTCCAGGCGTGGGGCGAACAGTGCGACGTTCGTTCCTCGTGGCGCCGCGCCCTTCACAACTCCCGTCGCATGATTCACTGCGTCAGCAATTCCTTTTGCCATTTCCGCTATCTGCGCCGTCTTCGGAAGTTGGTTCCATTGCTGGTCAAACATGTCCTGCCGTAAAATCTTCAGGACTGAATAACCACGATTGCCCATCCCCGTCATATTGGCCAAGTACTTGACCGTGTCTGGGCTGTTGAAATCCTCGTACGTCATTGGGTCATTGACGAGGCCAGCGCGCCGTGCGGTGATATAATTCGGTCGTCGGATCAAATCCTGCACCTGCATTTCGTGATATGCTTTGCTGCCGACCATTCGATACATCTTCCCGAAGTCCGTGAAATAGGTTTTCCAAAAACGCGGCTGGAACGCGACCATCGGAGCGTGAGTTCCCAATGCTACCGTCCCGTGAAAGCCAACCTTCAGGCCGAACATGATTCGAGGCACGGCTTGAATGGCCCGTAAATAGCCTGGAATGGCTGTTTGTTGAAGCCAGCGTTTTGCCTGATTGCGTAAATCCCGGACGGTCTGCTGCTTTCGGAACAAGTCGTCAGTCAGAAACTTGGCACGCTTGGTCTTGCCCAATGCGGCACGGACTTTATCGACTGATACGCCCAGATCGGTCGCCAGCTTGTTCACGATGTCATTAAAATCGTCCATCCCCGCGGCGATATACTCACGCGCCTTGGTCCATGCGTAGGAAGGCAAGTCCGCACGCGAGACACGAAGTTTTGTCGCAGCTTGGGCGGCTTTTATTGCCGCGTTCCGAACATCTCGATTTGCAATATCGGAAGCTTTCTTCGCCGCCCGAACTTCGGCCTGAGCGATCCTTTTTTCTTTTCCGGCTTGTGCCACACGCGCTTTATTCTCAGCCTCTGCTAACCTCGCAGCGGCGTCTCGGACGGTCTTGTTGGCTGCATCAAGAGCATCCCGGGCGGCTTTATCCTGAACATCTTCAGGCCGTGATTCAGCGGCCTTGATGCGCGCCTTGTTCTCGGCTTCTGCGAGGCGAATGGCGGCCTTCTGAACAGTCTCCTGCGCTGCCCGTTCTGCTTTGCGCGCGGCATCCTCCTGAATCTTTGCCGTGTCGCGCTCGCCCACGGTTTTGGCTACGCGAGTTTTAGCTTCGGCCTCTGCCAATCTAACGGCGGCCTCGCGGACAGTTTTATGAGCGGCGGCTAATGCGCGTTTCTCGGCAGCCGTGGAGATGCCGGATTCTTTATCCAAATGATCAAACAATTCCTGCTTGGCCGTCCCTGCCGCGCCCTCGGCCTGCTTCACCTTGCCAGCGGTCTTTGTCGCGGTGTCCGCCTGACTGGGCGTGAAATCCTTGCCCGTCTGATCTTTGAATGCCGAAGCAAGCCCGGTGAAGCTGCCTGTATCAATATCCTGTTCGCCTTGTTGTGCCATGCCGGTCTTGTGCCATTCGGTCTGCATCTCCTTGAGACGGTCCGCCCATGCTGAGCGAGCTTCAAATGCGGCCTTCCATTCCGGTGAATCGGTGCCGAACTGTTCTTCGGTGCGCCGAGCCTCAAGCGCCAATTGTCGGAGTTTGGCACGACCAGTCGCGATCCCCTCAGCGGAAACAGCCTTGGCCGGGTCTGCCTCAAAAGTCGCCATCGCTTTGTCGGCAGCGGCAGGATCGTTTTGTAAAATCGCCTCTCCCTCAATGACAGAGTCGGAAGCGGAAACCCCTTCACCAGTTGGAGACAGTCTTTCCTGGCCGGATGCTGCCGCTTGTTCGCGGACCCGCTGCGCTATACCAGTGGTGTCCGGGGTACCTTTAGTGGCCACCTCCCCGAGTTTTGCCGCGCCCATGCCGACCGGTTCGATGATCGGTTGCGATGAGCCTTCTTCGATAATGGGTTTGGCTTCCGGGGCCGCAACAGCCGTAGCCTCAGGCGTCAATACGCCGCCTTCTTTTTGGATTTCTTCTTGGGTTTTTTCAGTTGGACTCACCTCCTTTACCGGATTTGGTGCCGCGCCTTGTGGGCTGCTAATGTCGAGCGGTGCATTGACGCTCCCGGATGGTGGCTCGCCTTGCGCTGCACGCTGTAGGCTATCGCCAGCGCTTGACTGCGCTTCTTGCCCGATGATAACTCCGCTTTGAGGTTCGACACGAAGGCCTGTTTCGATGGGCTTTTGGATAGTGGCATTTTGATCAACTCCTTTCTCTTTAAGTGCTGCTGCTGTGCGTGGCGCGAGTGTCGCTTTGACGAGCCCGCCCGTGATAGCTGTCCCGGCAATGGCGCTCAGAATGTCACGTGTCGAAGTCTCCAGACTCGTTTCTGGAACGGACACTTCACCGGCCGCTTGCGCTACGCCTTTGACCGTCTGCGCCGCAAACCCTCCGGTGGCAATCTTGAACAGAGTCTGTGCCGCCATGCCGCCGACTTTGGCCGCAGCGCCCAATCCGAGCGTCGCGACGCCAATGGGATTCTCCACGCCTTCCAAGAGGCTGGCCGCAGCTTGGTTCGCCCCGGCCGCGACGGCAGCCGTGGTGGGAGACAGGCCGGCGGCTTCCATGTCCGAGCCCGTCACGGTGGGGACGCGCACAAAAGGCTTCGACAGCGCTTCGAGTGCCGCTTTGGCACCGGCTACGTTTGGGGAATCTACGGGAGGATCGTTGACACCAAAGCTCTCGACTGGAGGATCATTAAGGCCAAACGCGGCAACCTCGGGATCACTGACGCCAAATTCGGCTGTGGCTGGCATGCGTCACGGCTTTCGCTTCAGCGTTCCGGTGGCCGGATTAATGTAAAGCGTGCCCGATGGCAGAGCATCATATTCGGCAGCCGTTGTTGGACGAGAGGTTCCAACCGGAGGCGCATGCAGGCCACTCTTGGGATTGGTCTGGTCTGGCACTGAGGCTGCCCCCGGAGTCGCAGTGGGCGAAGAGGCAGAAAGCGGTTTGGAAAGGTAAGAATATTTCCGCTGAACCCTGACCCTCTCTGCCGCGAACAGTCTGTTCTGTGTATCCATTTCTTCAGGACTTCGGGTCGTGGACAAATATGCCTTTTCCCGGATTTCAATTGATTGCAAATCCGCGCTCATTGCTTTCAGACCCATTCTTAACTCGCCTGACATGCCAGTCGGCCCGTTTACCAGGTATTTATTTATGTCGTTGGCATTTTTAAAGTCTGCAAGCTCCATCCGACCTTGTTGCTTTTGGGCTTCCAACCCAGAAGCGTTGTTAGCCCGCTCATCAATCGCGCCCAGCGTGTTTGCTCCCCGCTGCTGCCACACTTCCAAAAGCTGGGCTTGTTTGCGCTCTTCAAGCTGCAACCCCGCCGCGGCAATGTCAGATCCGTCAAAATATGTCTCTCCATTTGGGCGTTTTCTCTCGGGCACATCAACGCCTCCATGAGTCCGCAACCAATCCACCGCCACGAGGTTTTTCGTGTCCATTTCATCCTGGGCACGCGCAGCGCTATTCTGCGCTGTCGTCTTTTTCATCAGCGCGACAAAATCCAGGCTCTTGGTAGAGCGCAACCCTTGCGGCGTCGTATCCAGGATGCTGCCCTCATCCCCTTGCGCCCACTTCGAAATGATCGGGGCGTCCCATGCGCGGTCATTCACATCCTGGGCGAGCACTTGGTTATGCAAACCTTCCGACTGAATTGTCGCAGCGTCCATCCTGTTCTTAAGATCGAGCTGTTGCATCTGGAGCGGAAGCTTTTGCTGCTCCATGGCCAACTCCTGTTGACGCCCCATGCTCTGAGCCACCATAGAGCCAGCCGACAGGCCCTTGGTCCAGATGTCAGCAGGGCTCTCCTTGGGGTTGAGCCACGAGATGTTGGCAACGTTGGCGTCGTACCATGCCATATCAGAATCCTGCTTCACCACCGCCGAAGCTTAAGCCGCTACTTGCTCCCGAAGATGCGCCCGCCCCGGCTCCCGCGCCTGCACTGGCCCCAGAGCTGCCCATGTTGAATCCGTTAAAGTCTCCACTGCTACTTCCGCTGTTGTAAAAGCTATCAACTGAAGAACTGCCGCCCCCCCCTCCAGACTGTCCCGTGGGAGATGTGTAGCTCGGCTTGTTCCAACCCCCATACGATGTCCCTAAATAGGATGATAGGATGGACATTTCGGCATCGAACTGGCCCCGATCCGCCGGATTGGGAGCGTGCAAAACCTGGGATGCCAGCCAATCACGGGCCATTTTGCTGTCGCGCTCGTTGGCCATCATGGAATATTGCTGTTGCGGCGTGAAGAACATGCTCGATACGTTGAATAAGCCTGGCGTCGTGAGTGTGGCAACATTCGAGAGCCATTTCTCCGTCGAGCTTAAGGCGTTTTGAGTGGCATCAAAACTATATTTGATTAGCGCTGTGCTCTCAAGTCCAAGGTCTCTTCCAACGAGTGCATCCTTCATTCCCAAATCAGGGCCACCCCCGCTGTAAGCGAATCCGCGACCCACGGCTTGTTCGGCACCGCTCTGTCCGATTGCCCTACCAACGTCGGCGGGAATCTCACCACGCCTGAATGCCGCAATATTCTGGTCAGTTAAAAGCGATAAAGCAGAATCTCCGCCCGCCTTGACGATAGCGTCATAATTGGGCACCCCAGCGCGCAGCATTTTGAGAAGCTGATCCTGATTGAACTTATTGACGCTGCCTGCAAGCTTTTTGGTCTTCCCGAAATTGGCGATGTTCTCCGAGATGGCCTGTTTCTGAGCTTCTTTGGTGCTGATCGGAGTGAAATCTGGCACGACAGGCTTCGTCCCGAAGATATCCTCTCCACCCCCAAACAGGCCTTGAAATAATGCGGCTGGCATATCGTTACCAATGTCCCGCAGCTCCCATGAGGTTATCCACCCCCGATGCGCCAAAGAGCCCGCCGCCAATCACGCGTGGCACGATGACGGTCCCTTGGCCTTCGTAGCGGAGTTGCTCGGCGTTGATCAGCCGCACGGCGTCTTGGAGCTTCAGCCTCGCTCGATCGGTGAATCCATCCTCATCCAGTTTGACGCTGACGCAGGCATCCTTGAGCGCGGCGAGATTCCCCACGACCAGATAGTCTAGGTCCGACACGATCGGGATATGCTGGAGGCTGACAAGGGCCGTGACTTTGGCCCGATTGTTAATGCTGGCATCGGCATCGACCATCCCGGACAATCCAGCCACAAGGTATCTACGATAATGCGGCAGGGTTTCGGACGGCTCATAGATTGCAAGCGCTTTGGTGCTTTGGCCGGTCTCGGTGTTGAACTCATAGAGCCTCACTATCCCGTTCGTGGATGGTTTCTGGAGGCCGGTCAGTGATGCGAATTTGTTGACCGTGAACTGTGGCGTTGTCGAGATGGAGACGTATTCCCCCTCCACGACCGTTGTGCCGTCCATGCTGTAAATATGGTTCCCGTTCGTGTCCCATCCCTGGAGGAGAATCCGCGCAGAAGCATCTTCCGCACGGTCGGCATACACCTTGATCTTTTTGTTCAACCCCTCAAGGTCATCGAAAGCCACATGCCCAGCGCCTCGGTCAATCGTCTGAAGATAACCGCAATTGGCTGTCTGTTGGCCCGGGCCATTCTCCAGAAACTCATACCAACCATTTCGGATCACGGTGAAACATGAGCAAACGCTCATGGCGTCAATCGCAACCACCTGCCTCGGCATCGTGATGCAAGCTGAGTTCACGCAGAAGGAATAGCGCTGCTGCCACCCGACGCCATTGCCCGCAGCGTCTAGGAGACGTTGCTGCCCTTCGTTGACGTAGTCCCGGAGTGCGGTGGTGTCCGTCGCGCATAGGCTCAGCACATGGGGAATCCTGGAAGCACGGACGGCGGCGAAGTTTAGGCGTGGCATATCAGGCCCGTTTGAAAAGTCTGGCTGTGCGCCGGATGAACCAGATGCAAAAGACCGGATGGACCGTGTTGTGCGCGACATCGCTGCCGCCATCGGCCATGACATTCACGTTGTCACCGCCGCCAAAATTGTGGCCAGAATAAAGTCGAACGGCGGTTTGGCCGGAACCAGAAGTGAAGTCCCTCGACGTGGTGTGCTGATGCTTGGCCAGTTCAGTTTGGAGCAACACATGCCTGTCCTCACCGAAGTTCATGCCGGCGGTCAGGACATCTCCCGCCGCAAGTGTGCCTGGACCCATCGGGGACTTTGCCGCGAGTTGCGTGACGACTTCCCACATCTGACCATTCTTCCACGGAGCTACCGGTGCGCCAGCTTCCCCACCATCCAAAGTCTCGAAGAACGTCGAAGCAACCGGAGTCTCGCTGTAATACATCATCGTTGAACCTGGAGCCATGGGGTGCGTCGAAATCCAATCGCCTGTAGAATAAACATACCATGCGTCGGGTGTGCCATCAGCGTTGTAACGGAACCACGGGTTCCCCTGATCCGCGACGGCTGGCACGGCGTTTCCCGTGTTGATCCCCAGCGATCCCGAGAGGACCACGCGAAGATAATTCTGGAGATCAGCAACGAGCTGAGCCCAGTTCGTGGGGCAGTAATCCGACGCTGGCGGCGTTGCGAGGAGTTGAGCAGTGGCCATGCCTATTTATCCAGCTTATACGTGTCAATCACGTCCCCGTCAACGCTGAGCGCTCTGAAGCTCAGTCTGTTTTGGGAGGCGACGATCTTGATTGCTCCAAATTTCGCATTGTATCTGACGACACTTGATCCAATCGGCGTTCCGAAGCCACGTAAACTCTCACCACTAAAACCGCCCACAAAATAAGGAAAGGTACCCACAACAAGTCGCTCATAAGCATGTCCATGCCCTGACATTACCACATCGGCGCTCCACAAAGCGAATGGCCATTGCATCCAGACGCTTGAGCCGTGTGTAACGTCGCTCGAGTACGGTGGGTGATGACAGACGACAATCTTCCATGGCGCGGTGCTCTGGCTCAGGGCCGTTTGCAGCCATTGGCCTTGAGCGGAGCTTGAGGTTGTTCCATCGGGCTCCCGGGGATCGCTGTCGAGCATGAACAACTCCACTGGCCCGAGGCGTTGACGGTAGTATCTCGCACCGTTGACGATGGTGAAAAAGGTGAGATAATCCGCCAGGTTATTGGTGTCCCAATCGTGATTGCCGGGAGCTGGGTAAAATGCCGACCGCGCAATCCACTCAGAATAGTTCGCATTAACGTCCGTAGCATAATTTCCATTGTACGAATTGTCCCCGAGCGTGATGATCAGGTTTGGATTGTCCGCGTCGAGGAGCGCCTTGACCGCCGCTTCGTCACTGCCCCCGTCGCCATAATCGCCAATGGCCCAAAGCGACAGCTCGGAATTGTCGTAAGCCAAAGAGTCAGGCGGACAGCAGGAGATGGTCGGGCAGGTTGCGCTCATTGAAAATCCGTTTGACGGCTAAGGGCCGGATTGATTATCTTCATCTTCGTCAATTAGTGTTGATGCGAACGTGCCCGAGCCGGAACCTGGCAACCCCGGTTCACACCCTGCCAAGGGTGAACACTAAGGGCACGCCAATTTTAGTTTTCATCTCATCAATTGCCAGTCAATCGACTGGTCTGTTCGATCCCGAGCACAGATCAAAAAGTTAGGGTTTGAATGTCGCCTGCGATTAAACGCAAGGTAAATGCCAGAGGCAGACACGCCGGGGGCGACTCATTAAGTTCCTCGCGGGGGGTACCCCATTGTTGCGCCGCCTTTCTCGGATTCGGGGAAAGGGGGATAAAGGGGGTTTGGGGTTCTGAGCCGTTGTCCCCTGCTTTTTTCTTTCTCATGCGGTGATCTGCGTTGGTTTCTCCTGGAGGCTTGCGAACAGTTTCATAAACTTCACCCGGCAAAAGCCTGTCATGGCCAAACGCACCTGATATTCGTAAGCGTCCCTGCTAAGCTTGGTCTGGCCAGACTCGCAGGCGATCGGTGGCTGGCCAATCTCAATCTCTGGCCGATATTGCTCCGTCCAATTCTGGAGCGTCATACAATCGGTTGTCGCTTCGCAGTTGTCGATCGAGCCGCACTCGGTCCACTTCGCCCAATCTACCCAGCACGGGTATTGGTCCGGCTTCCATTTGAGGTCAAAGTCCACTTCCCCAGCCACCCGGTCAATGAAGAGTGTCAATCCCTGGAGGCGCTTACGCAACGTCGTGGCGAACGAGTAGGACCCCGTCTCGAAACTCCATGTGACGCGGTTCCGTCCATTGTCGAAACGTTCATTGCGGGTCTGCTCCCAAAGCTCGATCTGATTCTGAGGGTTCAGCACGAACATGAAACAGCGCTCCTGACCGCTGATGGTGCACTTGAGAATCTGGAGGATGTTGAGCCCAGTCCACATGCCTTCCCAAACGGGTGGAGATTTCCCCGCCATTGTCGAGAGAATATCAAAATCGAGCACACCAAGCGCCTTGTGAATGACACCATGCTCGGTCCAATACGGCTTGGCTGTCATCAGCAAGCGATTGTCGAATAGCACCGCGCTAGACCAGTTCAGGAGCGTCTGATCATCGTCATCAAACACGCGGACAGCTTCGCCCGAGACCGGCGTGTTGCCCCAGGTCGTAAAATCACGTCTCGCCATGATCAAACTGCACACGCCAACGTTCGACCGGAAAAACATATCACCATTGACGAGAATCAGAGAGTTTTGCGACAGCGCGCCGTACTGCAGGAGCACGACCGTCTGAATCGGCGTCGTGAGATTCTTCCAAGTCGTCCGATCTGTCGGGGCCAGGTTGGTGAACATTGTGCCCGCAGTGGACACAACAATGTCGCCTTGGCCAAGAGACGTGTCGGGAATGGCAATCACGTTCATTGCGTTGATGTCCCCGGAACTGTCCGGGACACCAAAGGCACCGCCTTCATTCAGGAACGTGTTCTCTGTCACTTTAAGCACAGCGTCACGCCGACCCAGTGACGGAGTGCCTGACGGCCCACCAAAGATGTCGCCAGCCATATAGTGCCGACCTTTGGAAAGCCACACGCGGCCTTTGGCGTAAACCATCTGGCGGCCAACTGGAAGTTCTCCAGTCAGCGCCGCCGTCCGCATAGCCGCGCCGTTGTAGATGCGGGGCTTGGACTCGTCATCCTGCATGATGAGCCAATCCTCAGCCTGCTCGAACCAGACCTGGCGGCGGGGCGATGTCAGGCCGACCGTGATTTCCTTGACGAGATTATTCGTTGAAACATTGATGCGCCATTGCCGCCCATTGATGGACGCCACGAGCACCGGGAGTCCGTTCGGTGGATTGTACGCGCGCGCGCCTTGAAAGAATCCGTCTTGAAACGGGGCTAAAGCGTCGTCACCGGAAAAGGTGATCGGAACACGCTTCTGTCCCGGACGCCCATAAGCGAAGCCGTTGCGGACCGTGCCATTCGTGAGGAAAGCGAGTTGGTTCTTACTGATCAGCGAGACACGGCCCGGCCGGCTGTCGATGCCACGCTCAAGGGTGGAGAACCCGTCTGTATGATAATCACGATCCCTGGCTGACACACGATTTTATCCTCTCAAATATAACGCTTTACCTGACCCTTCAAATTGATAAATCGCAACGCCCCCATAATATGTGACTTTCATGGTGCTCTCGCCCGTTACCCAGTTCACCGATGTTCCGCACAATGGACCGCCGACCAACTCAACACGGAATAACTGACCGGCATTCGAAGTGATCATAATTATGGCACCAAAACGCTGGCTTCGATGGTGAACCGCGCAGTCGAGGCCGTACCCTGCGGAGTCGTAAGCGAAAGATAAAGGATTGGGATCGTCAGCACGTCGTTGTTGGCAATGGTCAGATCGAGCACTTTGGTCGAAGTCGTCAGAGCGGAGTACACTTGCCCAGCAGCAACCACGGCAACCCCGGTCTTCGAGCCCCCCGTGTAAATCCCACCCGCGGCAGTGGTGAGGCTCGTGGATGCGCTCTCGACCGTGATGCGCCGGATAATATAGGTCGTCCAGGGAATCGGGATGGCCTGATCCGCCGTCGTGTTCATATTGGCGCTGGCCAGCTTCCCAACATAACCGTAGCCGGGAACGGCCAGCGGCGTATTCTCCGCAATGGCCGTGATCCTCCCCTTGGTGTCCACAGTC